GCTGCTGATGGAGAAATAATACCTGCAGAATATCCTAATGAGCTTAGTGTTGTTGAAGTGCTTACATATCCTGAGCTTGAGTCTAATGTAATTCCATTTTTATAAATTTGATTTCCAGATACATCCCAGCCAGCAATAGAACCACGGCTAAATACTGCATTACCTGTATTGTTTGAAATTGAGAATGTTTCTGTTGCGCCGTCGTATCCAAACAATCCGTTTAATGTCATCTTTACACGCTTGCCAGTTCCAGAATCTGCTCCAGCAAATATAGAAGCTCCTGCGCCAGTTACACCAAGTTCGCCTGTTGTTATATAGCTACTGCCAGTTACGGTAAATCCTCCAGTAACTGAAAGAGTGCTTCCATTCCATGTTAGCTTATCACCTAAGCTAAATCTTCCGACTCCAGATGAGTTGGCCAGATAGACTGGTGTATTGGCATTTGCATATGTACCAGTTCCAATATAAATGGCTGGATCTACTGCAGTTCCATCAATGACAACTTTGCCTGCACCGCCAACATTTATTTTACCAGTAATAATACTGTTTGTTTTTAATCTATCTGCATCAACTGTATTAGCGATTATCTTATCGCCAACAATTGTATTTGCAGCAATTAAATCTCCAACAATTGTTCCATTTGTAATTGATGTTCCAGCATTTATTGTGCCTGGTGTTGCAGTTGCTGTAGTAGAAAATGGACCTATGTTACCTGATGAATCAATTGCTCTTACACGCACATAGTATTGTGTTCCAGTTGTTAAGCCAGTAAATGTTGCTACTGTTCCTGTTACTGTTTGATCTTGAAGAGTAGTTGCAAATGTGCTTGATGTAGATAGCTGGAACTGATAAGTTCCTCTTCCAAGGTCGACGTCGGACTCTGAGTTTCTTGACCAGTAGGCCACTATGTTATTAAATCCAGCAATTGCGACTAGCCCTGTTGGTGCAACTGGAGCAGTTGTATCACCAGGAACTGAAACAGACACTGGGGTTGATGGAATAAAACTACTATCATTTACACCATCATTTGCAGCAATTTGAAAATAATATGTTGTGCCTGATCTTAAATTATCTAATCTTCCTGATGTTCCACTAAATGTTACGTATGTGCTTAAATCATTTGCGGCTCTGCCAAATTTTACTGTATATGTTTTTGTATCTGCAGATGTACTTGCAGCCCAAGACAACACTATGTATCCAACGTTTCCAGAAGGGTCGCTAGTATCGTTATAGCCAATTCCAGATAAGGTAGCTGGAGCATCTGGAGGAGTTGTATCACTAGCATCTGCGCTAATTGGAGTAACAGAAATAATGTTGCTGTATGGGGATTGCGATCCATTAGAATCAACAAAGTATGCCCTAACCCATCTTTTTGATACCGATGCTGGAACATATGTTGGATTATCTACTGATTTCTTCTTAAACGTATACCCAGAAGAAGGTGCCGTTGATGCGCTGCTTACAACCTCTTCAATATAAATTCCTTCAAGAATTTCTTGATCTTGATTATTCCACGTAACACTATATGAGTATTCTCCTGCTGCTACAGAAATTACTGGAGCTGATAGTGGAGTTGCATACATTGAAGATGTTATAGTTACTGGTGTGCTTTCAGTATTATAAGAATCTAGGGCAGTTACCGTAATGGTAAATTGTGATTTAAATAATAAAAAGTCTCTTTTGTTTGCTAATGAGTCTAGCTGCCACTCTTGAGATGTTGTTGTTCTATTTGCTGGAGTAGTATATACTTTTGTAATTCCGCCAGCCGTTAATTGAATCTTATATAAAGTTGTATATATATTATTAACAGAACCACTATTTAAATTTGTGTCATGTGTAAAAGAAACCTTAAGTGCACCTTTTGATGTCCATGTACCAGTTAAGCTAGTGACTGCGCTTGGCTTAGCCTTTCCGCTTGTAGTAAGACTATAGATATTGGACCAGTTGTTTCCGACCTTTGTATTTAATGTCTTATCTGAAAATATCCATTGAAACTGAAGATCATATTCAGTTGCAGGCAGCAAATTTGAAACAGTCAGATTGTAGTAATTTTTATCTGATGGATCAACTGCACCTGTAAAAGATAGAGCCACCTTTTCAAGTGGTGTAGATAAAACTGATCTTGAGATTAATCCAAACTTCGGATCAAATGTGTCTTCATCATTAACTCTTAGCCCATCAAAATAAACAACCGCTTCTCCCGAAGACTTGGCTGTTACCTCAACACCTATTTTAATTATTGATGAAGTTGGGCTATTTGTTGTTTGTAGTGTAGACAAAGCTCTATTTAAAATCTTATTGCCAGTACCTGTGTTTATCTCTGTACCGTCAAATGTTACATAGTGATAAGCTGTGTCAGAACTATACAGTTTAACTTTAATACTGCTTAGATTTAAATCTTCTTGGTTAAATGCTAGGCTAATTGAATCGCTTGAGCTGTATCCAGATAAATCTATGTTAGCAATTGATGCAACATACTCTGTAGATGAGCTCGCTGATGCAGATGATTTAATAAAATAAGCACCGATGGATGGCACCGACAAACCTGTTGTTGATTGAACTAGTAGTGGCTTGTCTCCGTTTGCATCCGACCATAATAGATGGTTTTCAAAATCTGATAAAAATTTACTATCGTAATTATTGATAGAAGTTCTAGACGAAGGATACAAACCAATCTCTTTAATAACTCCCGCAACATCCTGTGGCAATGTTGTTTTATAGACAACCGCATATGTGGTTGCTCCAAGCTCGTCTGTTTGAATGTCTATGCTTCCAAATGCTGACGGTAGCCTGTAGAACTCAAAACCTAATCTAGTATCATTGCCTGAAGAGTCTGGTGCTGTAGACGATATACCGATAGCTATATCTTGCTTTGGAAATGAAACCATTCCTGCTAGATATGATGTAATAAATCTTTTTCCAAATTTTGTTATCATGCTGGCTTTTTACCTTTCATTCCAATAATTGTTTTACCTGTGGAATTTTTTATTTTTAAGACCACAGTGACTGTTGGTGGATTTGTATTGTAGTTAACAGTTTGTGACTTGATTGATATGTCGCCGAGCTGTGGTAACAAGGCTGCAATCTCTCCACCAACTCCTGGATCGTCTGGCGGTATATAGATTACATCAGTATCCTGATTTCCATATATTGAGGAATATCCATACGCTTCTTTAAACTTGTCTAATACCTTGCCATCAATTGTTCTTACAATATTTTGATCTGCATCTTGAATTGCTTTATCTCCAGGAAGCAGGAATAAGGTATCGTTCTTGTCGATTTGCGATGATGATATTTTTTCTCTCATTTTTTTATTATACCATTTAGTTAACTATAAATAGATCTAGCTGCTATAGTAGTTTCTAACCCTTCATTCCATGATTGAGTTACATTAGTAACTAAAAACTTTTCTGTTCCTGACAAATCGTTAAACGGATATGATATTGATATAATGTCTCCTACTGAAATCAATGGATTTCCAAATGCCTTTAACACAACTTTAATCTGTTGATTTTTAAGCTGGCCCTTAATCCATGTTGATAGATTTTTAGCATCATCATATTTTTGAATCCATTTTGAATTAAACGTAATTGGCTCCTGAGATATATACTGGTTAATCTCTTCGTCCATATATTCAAGTGGGCTGCTTTGATCAATAGAGTTGCCCAGGATGCTGATGGTAGTTTTTGTATCTCCATTTAAAGGTATATAGGTTCCAGCATTATTTAATATGTACATCTCAGCATTAAATGAAGATAGGTTGGTTCCTAATATCTTAACAAATTTATTTGCTGCAGTTGTTGGGTATTTAGGGAATGCAGGTGTAGTAGAGTATCTGAAATTAATGTTTCTGATTTCTCTAGCCACTGGCCCAAACTCTTGAATAAATGGATTTTGAGTGCTTGTGTTTGTATTTGCTAATCCAGTTATAAAAAGATCTCCATAGGCAATTGAACTTGTAGCCGCCGCAAAATCATCTTCATAGATATTCATAAGCTCTGAGTTATCATACTTATCTTTTGAAATTGGCATGGCGTAAACATAGTCAAAGTTTGTTGTGCCTAGCGATGAGTATAGACCAATCAGCTGTGTTCTTGAAAGAATATCATTTTTAATAGATGACGGGCTTTTCTGAGTATCAGTTGCAGTAATCTTAAAACCATTTACAAATATAATAAAACTAATCTTAGTTGCTTCAACCTTAACATTAATATCAACCTTATAAGACTCTGGGCCATAAATACCTTTAATTTGTGAATTTGTATTTAATACCTGAGAATCTGGAACATTAATATTGTTTCCCTTGTTAACTTTAATTAACTTAACTTCCGTATCTCCACGGGTGCTTGCTGTTTCTGTTGTTCTTATATTAAGGAAATATCCAGTGTTGCCCGTCTGATTTACAAAGAATCCCATTCCTCCGCTTTGCTTTGACTCAGATGTCGTAGCCTTGAAGAACATGGTTGTTCCAAAAGAATAGTACGCTGGCAATGATCCAGAAATATTCATGCCAGTGTTTTTTATCGCCATAGAAATAGTCTGTGGATCCTCATTATTTTTGCTAATAGTTAATAATGATTTTGAAACGGTGCCTGCTTGTCCTATTGTTATGCCAGTATCTACTTCTTTTAAATCATCATCGTCTGATTGAGATGCCTGGTATCCTACCGACTCAGATAATAGTTTTGCAAGGGCTGCTTTTGTTACAGCATCTTCTGCACCATTATACTGATAAGTTGAAGTAGTTTTTTGTCCTATAATAGAATTTGATAGTACTGGCACATATACCGTAAAGTATTGATATGTTCCAGCTGTTCCAGTTGCGTTGGCTCCAGAGTAGGGTCTTATTCTTAAACTATAAATTCCGTTTTGTGCAACATTTGGCATTTGGTAAACACCCTGTCCAGATGTTAGGTTTACAGTAGTTTCTTGGTGCGTTCCAGTAAATGGGTATGCTAGCCTTCCAACAACAACGCTGGCTGTATCTGTAGATGCCACAATTGCGACTGTACCGCTTGTTGTAGATTCAAAATCTAATTCGAAACCAATCGCATTAACTGTTAGACTCATTTTGTTGCCCACCTAATATTTGCTTTTCCAACCCATCCATCTAATGTGTCAGCAGAACTTACATAATGGGAAACCTTATTTGTTCCCAATGCTCCTCTTGTTTTAATACGATACTTTCCTGTTGGCTTCATGGAAGGTACAAAAGATGTACCGTCTAAAGTTTGTTCAACATATGCGTCGCCTTTATATTTTAACAAATCGCTTGGTCCTGTAATATCTACCTCTTTTGTTGTTAACGTACCTATTTGTTTATAAGAATATTGTATCGCATCGTATTCAACAATTTCAGAGTTAATTAATAGGTAGCCAGAGAAGCTGTATAGCACGTCATCTTTATTGATAGCATTTTCGTATAAATCAATTGGCTGCAAAGTTATATAGTGCTTAATTGAAGAGTTGGTTGCTGGATCACTTGTTGCAAGCAGATCTCCTTGCAAAGAAGCAGCAGCTAACCAAGTATCTCCAGAATCCCAAATCTTATGGCTACTGTTTTCGTATGTTGCAATTGATGTTGTATAGTAGATTACCTTAACTTGGTTTGCAGTTGGTATAATATCCTTTTGCATAGAAATAATATTTGGTAATTCGTTTCCACTTTTTTCATTTCTAAATGCCCAGGCTGATGTGCGATTTGTGTCATATAGATAGTCTCTTGTGTAAAACTGTAGGATATTATTCTCATCAACAACTGCACTAATCTGTGCATCACGACATAGCTCTTGAATATTTCCCCATACAGTTTCGTTACTATCGCTCCACCAATAGTTCGGTGAGATTATTGATGTATCAACAATATTGGTTCCAGACATCTTGTAGTTAAAATTATAATTAACAAATCCCACTGAGTCTAGCATGTGTCTTATAATTGCAGCAGCAGAGTATTTTTCACAGACAATATCTGGGCATATTGTTTCTTGTAAAATTTTTGCAGAGTCCATGGAGAATAGTTGAACATCTCCGTACTCAGATATGGACCAACTATCCGTTAAAAATAAACCCTGATTAATTTTAAAATAGTTTCCATTTGAGTCTGTGCTTGTACCTTGAGAATCATACATCTTTATAAATGCCTTAATTTCAGATCCCTTTAATAAGTAAATGTTATCTGCAGATATTGTATTAGTTTTTGTGTATGTTTTAAACTTAATTGAACTTGCTTGATATGCATTTAAATCCATTACACATGAATTTGCAGTTACTGTGCCAACTGGCAACATGTCTTCTGAGCTAGAAGAGCTTTCTTTATTTATATCCATTGATACCATATAAGGTGTTAGATCTTGAATCCAATGTGGGGCTACCTCAACAACTCCTATGTACCCGCCTGGGTTAGTTGCAGTCATAGAAATAGTATTAAAAGATTTTGTAGCAGATAAGTTTAAAGACGACTCTGTTGTTGACCACGTAGTTCCATTATAATAAAGTGTTAATATTCCAGCCTCGTATGGAGCTGAAGTAAAGCTGGTAATTGCTGACGATGTGCCAGAGGCTACCTGTGAACCATCTAGCAACACAGTCCATGCAGATGGCGTTGCATGAGAAATCTCAAACTTGATAACAATTTTATTTGCAAGAACGTTTTTAGCAGAAGCATCTGAATTCTTATAGGCAATTGTTATTCCAGCATTTGTATCCTTTGGTGTTATCCAATACTTATAATAAAGGTCAGCTGATGGATAATAAACTCTATACTTGTTTCCTGATTTTGGATTATACGTTAAATTTTTTGGATCCGTCCATGTGCCAGCTGCAATGTCGCCATCAATTGCATATTTAATTCCAGATCCTGTTGGCCTGTAGTTTTTAACAATTGTATCTAGTGGAAAAAGCTTTTTAAATGGCTGCCGTCCATTAATTGTTGTATATGAGCTTGTGCTGGTAATTGTTGAATAATTAAAATCAACCATAGAGTTAACGTTGATGTCATATGTGCATCCTATATTATAGCTAACGCTGGCGTTGTTTTTTAAGATATCTGTGACTCTTGATGGTACGGTAATCATTATACCTCTTCCAAAGCGATAGAGACATCCCAAAATGGTTGCAAGCCACGCTTAACAACTGAAAATGAGCAGTCTGTAAATGAAACTGTATACTCCTCGTACCCAGAAGACTCTTGACTTGATCCAGTTTTTGCAAAGTTAATTCTAATCTTAAATGTGCCTTGTCCTTCTGTACTGTGATAAAAAGCTCTGAGGTCTTCTGCTCCCCAGCTATTATCAACAGTTAAAGTTCTATACGAAGGCAGCATTGTCCAAGAAACGCTAAATCTTTTTTTATCTGCAATAAACATTTTTCTTAATGTGCCATTAGACATTCTTTGTACTTTTTCAATTCTTTGTGTATCTAAATTAAACTCTCTTCTGTTATGCTCTGTAACCTTATTCCAGGTAGCAGTAGTACCAGCAGGTGTAGCAAGTAGATCTTTAGCTTCAATTAAAAGCATAGAGCCTCTAGGTAGTGTTATTGCCATTACGCATTTCCTCCATACGATACGGTAGAACCAGATTGTCTTATAGATCTTGCAGTCTTTGTTTCGATCATTGAAACTGCAATGTTTGCAATTTCTCTTGCATCTTGTCCTGGCTGTGCATACACAGACATATTATTAACGACTGTCATTCCGCCATTTGAGTCTCCACCATAAATACCTGCAGAGAACTTAGAGTTTTGCGGAATATTATATGCTGGCATACCCATTTTACCAAGATTATGTAAAAATTCAAGGTTATCTAGACCTATATTTTTAACAGCTAATGCGCTAAACATATACTCGCCGTTAGAAGCCATAATTGGAATACTATCTGATGTTCCAGTTCCTGGTCCAGTAATTAGTCCAGCTGTGGCATACTTCTTTCTTCCAATTAATCCGCCCATTGCATATCCGCCCATTTTAGTATCAATGAGCATAATGTTTCCATCGTCTTGCACTCTAAATTTATATTCTTTGTATGTTTTGTCTGACTTATTACCAGATGCAAGAGTGAAATGGTCTCCAGCCATAAAGCCTTGTTGCTCAGCATATTTTTTAATTTGCTGTCTATCGCTGTTTGCTCCAATTCCACCAAATGGTGTCTGCCATCCTGCTGGGTTAAGTCCAGCTACTCTTCCCATTGCGTATGGATTTTTAGAAGTTCCTCCGCCAAGTGGATTTGATTTTGCAAATTTATTAACAGCAGAAACGAACTTGCTTACTGCATCAGAGAATGCTCCATTTGAAGCCTTGTCTCCTGTAAGCTTTGTTAATTCAGTTAGAAGCTTAAACTCGCCAGTTGCGCTACCCTTTCCATCAATTCCATACTGCTTCTTAATTCTTTCTGCTTCTGTTTTTGCTGCTCCGCCTGCATCAATTAAAGCCTTAAGTGCTCTATCTACAGCACCAGCTATTTCTTGAGATGCCTTAGGATTTTTTAGTTTTGCGGCTAGAGTATCTTTTGTTTCACCAGCAACAAGCTGTGCCATAGTCGCTCTAAATGTTCCAAGCGCTGTCTGTGCTGCAGCGTTGTTTGTTGCGTTTACTCCAGCTCTTCCTGCAGCAAGCTGATCTTTATCGGCCTGCTCTGCAAGTCTATCTCTTTTATCCTGAGCTGCTTTTATTTCTGCATCTGATTTATCAATAATTGCTTGTCTTGCAAGTTCTCTTGCACGATCATCCATAAGCTTTTGCATATTAAGCTTTGCTCGTGCTGCGCCTGCCATATCTCCGACAGCCACGGCTTGCTGATATTCCATTTGTGCATCTTGTATTTCTTTTTGAATATCTGCATTTTTTTGTTCAACATCAAGAGACTTAAGTCTTGCATCAGTTTCTTCTTTAATCTTCTTAATAAGTTTATCAAGAGCCTTTATTTGAGCATCAATACTGCTTGTATCAGAAAGGCTCTTCATAGCCTTGTTTGAATTCTTAATTGATTTAGTAAGATCATTATATTTATTATTTAATGAACTTAATGGTCCCTTTGTATCTTCAGCTGCAGCAGTTGCTGCTGATCCCCATGCTTGCATTCCGCTAGCAATATCTGATGCGGTATTAGAATCCATTGCAGAAAGATTTAGCTTGCTTCCAAAACCATTCATTAGTAGCTGTGCTTTGGCATATACTCCAAGCAATGTTTCATTTTTAGCAAGTACGCTGCCAAGTGCTAGGTTCTGTGATTTAATTTGATCAACAGTCTTTTCATCAAGTTTTAAATTGCTTCCCTTAATTCCCTTAATCTTATCTAAGGTCATTTGGACAGCCTTTGTTTGAGTAATAACTTCATTATTCTTATCTTTAGTTCCGACCAAAGATTCTTGGTATGAGATCAATGAGTTAAGCATGTTATCAATACCCACAGAAAGCTCCTCTGCATTAAAGCCCTTCTTGTCTGAAAGTGTTTTAATTAAAAGCTCTACCTGATATTGTGCTGCAGAAGCTTTATCTGTTATACCAGTAAACGCCTCAGTTGTAATTGCTGATATTGCATATGCTCCCTTATTAGAAGCTTTGATCAAAGCATAGATCTTATTTGTAGCTTCCTCTACGCTCATGCCTGCAGAAATGTATTGTTGCTTTAATGATGCAGCCAACTTAAGTGTATCCTGACGTCCACTGACTTTATTAAAGTTGCCTACTGTTTCTGATGCATTTTCTTTTGCATCTTTAATTGCATCATTTAATTCTTTAATTGTTAATGTTAGCCCACTCACACCAGTTCTATTTAGAGACTGGAATGCAGATATATTTGTTTCCTTTGTAAGCTTTAACTGCTCTTGTATTCCCTTAAGCTTATCAGAGAATGAGGTATAGCTTAAACCAGCCTCTTGAAGTGTTTTCTCTGTTGGGCCAAATGCTGCTCTATTTGCTTGACCAACATCCTCAAGATGCTTCTTAAACTTTAATAATCCTGCGCCAATAGCAACAATTGTTGAAACAACAGCAACTGGCGGAGCAAGTCTTCCAAGAAGTCCTGCAATTGTTCTCAATCCACTTCCACTTGATACAATTCCCTTTATAGCAGTAAAGATTCTGTTAATTGGCATAAATGAAGCTACAAGACCAGCTATCTGAATTGCTTGACCAGTGCTTCCGCCTATCATTGAGCCAGCAACTGTTGAACCTAATCCTATGCCCATCTGTGCAGCCATACCACTACCCATACTTGCGTTTGAGCCAAAGCTTGTCATTCTGCTTCTTGAGTATCTTGCATTGGCCATAAATCCTTGATTCAATGTAGGCCTTACTTCATCACCGTTATTTAAATATTGAACACCACCAACCATTCCGCCTCTGTTATATCTTCTAATCATTCCACCAGAATTTCTTCTGTTATATCCTCTATAAGCTCCAGGAGTGTATGTTCCTCTAGGAAGAACTGGTGCTGCAGCTGCCTGTCTTTGATTTAATTCGCCTATTCCTCTAAGGCGCATCATCTCTTGTCTAGTACTATTTGTTACAATATTTCCAAACATTCTTTCGTTTAATACTGCATTTGGTGGCAACTTACCAATGTTTGTATTAATTCTACCTAAAACTCTTTGTGCAATTCCAGCAGCCTGTCTTGGAGCAATTCCTTGTGAAGTTAAAAGCTCCATCAATGAAAGCATATGCTCTGGTCTTCTTTGACTTGCAAACCAATCCGCTGCAGTTGCTCCACCACGATTTAATCTAGTATTAAATGATCTAGATATTGTCATAAATTGATTTGGCAATATGTCATAAGTTCCAGCATATCCTGAGCGTGATGCTGGTAAAGATAAGCCAGTTAGTCTTGTAAATTCTGCACCAGTAGCTCTAGGTGAAGATCCAGTTCCGCCTGGTCCACCAAACTGTCTGTAGAATTGATTGCTGTATATGTGGCCAACTACTTCATCTTTATTTGGTCTGCCAGCTGCAAGTATTGGATTTGTCCATACGGCATTTCTTCCAGCACGGCTACCCATCTGATCATAGTTTTGTGCACCTGGACTGAATACTGCTCTTCCTGATCTTGTATCTGTTCTTCTAGCACCGCTCACAAGCAAGGATCTTCTCAAGAATTCTTCTGGCATCCCAAGTAGTGTTTTTATCTGCCCGCCAGTTATATATCCTGGACCATTAGATCCGCCTCCACCATTTATTGCTGTTAATAGTGGAAGGTTTGCTTGTGCTGCTTCTCTATTTACAACAAATTCTCCAGGTGTAAGCATTGCTGGAACAACATCTGCATTTACATTTGGTCCTGGAACAATGTTTCCATCATTCATTGTATATACGTAACCGCCAGAATTCATTCTTCTTGGTCTGGTTGTTTCTATGCTGTAAGGTGCACCAAATGTTTTTACGCCTAAGCCTCTGGCAATTTTATTTAATAAATCTCTTGTTCTTCCTGGTCTTGCCAACTCTTTCATATTAGATTTACCAGCTGCATTTACCACAGGCTGATTAAGAAGTGGAACAGATGTAAGGTTTATTGCTCTGCCTTGCTGACCAGCAATCATTGTTGCTGATTCTGCAATCATTGCTTCTACTTGTGCATTAAGCTGAATAATTTTTGATCTTGCCTGATCTACTGTTATCTTGCCTGCTTGCAATTCGCCTACAATTGCTGCAGATTCTTGTGCTGCTTTTTGTGTAAGCATTGTCATTGATGGAAGTAATGCTTGGTATGAAGCAGATAGTTCAGCTGTTATAAGTCCTGTTGTCGCAACTTCTTTCTTTAATAAAGCAATTTCATCTTGAGATTGCATTGCAAGTGCACCAGTCATTGCATGCCATTTAGCTGCCTCTTCAGCAACAATACCAGTAGATGCTCCTCCTACGGATGTAAATCCTGGAATCTTTGGCAAATCTCCAGACATGTACATCTGAGGGGTATTTCCAATTTTCTGATTTACTTTAGGTGCACCTGGTACAACGCCAAAAATTGTTTGTCTTAATTTTTCATCCGCAGTCATTCCAGCAACTGGATTTAAATGAGACATTGATCTTGTATCTGTTGCACTTAGTAATGGATGGTTTGGATCTACTTGTCTTCCAATACCTATTGGGTTTCCAGCCATCGTTGAAAATGCTGGGGCTAATGAAATTGAACCGCTTTTTGCTTTTTGCTCTAATAATGTAAACTCAGCAATTAATCCTTCGATTGAAGTTTTAAGTACAGAGGCAGCCTTTGCATCGCTATAGAATGTTTTTTCTACTAGGCTTCCAGCTTTTTCTGCTGCAAGAATTTCTGGAGTAAGCATCTTCCAGCCTTCTCCGCCACGGAACAATGCTCTGAAATGTGATACACCCTTAATTACATATCCAAAGAAGTTAGCAAGTACACCAGTTAACATAATAAGTGGTCCAATAACTGCGGTTAATCCTCCTGCAAAAGTTAATATTTGTTTTACTGGACCTGGAAGATTGTTAACAAACTTTACAATGCTATCAGTTACACCTATGAAGAATGTCTGTACCTTTAAAAATTCTTCGCCAATTTCTGCAAGGTTTGCCTTCAATGATTCAACTGCTCTGTTATATTTACCAGCCGCTGACTCTGTTACCTGCTTTAATTCTCGATCAGCCACATTTGCAAGATCCTGTGTGCTTGCCTTCATTAGGTCTAAGACCTGCAGTGTCTGGCTTCCTTCTTTTCCTAAGTTTTCAAATAAAGCATTTAATCTTGCAAACTGGAACTTACCAAATAGCTGTTCAATAGCCTGTTGCTTTTGTAGAGGATCTAATTTATCAAGTGATCCCTGAAGTGCTAATAGTGTTCCAGTAAGATTTCCAGCGTTGCTATTTACTACGTCAATTAGATCAATACCAAATGTTTTAAACTTAGCTACTGCAACATCTGTAGGGTTAATCAAAGAAGCAAGAGCTGACTTTAATGCATTTGCACCTTCTGATGCATTAATTCCGCCTTCTCTCATTGCTGTTAAATATAAAGCTAAATCCTGTACGCTTCCACCCAAGCCCTTGATTACTGGTCCAGCTTTTGGAATTGCTTCCACTAAATCGTTTAGAGTTGTTGATGTTTGGTTTTCAACTGCGTTTAAAAAGTTAATTGATTGTGAAAGCTCTTCGGTATTTTGCTTGAATGCAGACTGGATTGCAAGAGTTGCTTTCATTGCTTCTTGTCTATCTACTTCTCCAAGAACTGCAAGTCTTGATGTTTCTTTTACAGAAGCAAGTAAGTCATTTCCTTGCTTTCCAGTTGCTGCAATGTCTGCAGCTAAAGAGATTGTTTCTTTAAACGAAACTCCGTATCCTGCAGAAAGCTCTCTTGCTGTTGCTGAAACTTCATCTCGTATTTGTGAAAGTTCTGCTGCTGATGACTTTGCAAGTCCACCATAAACCTTTGTTAATCTTGTTAGTTCTGCATCTGCCATTCTAAACGCATCTGCTGCAGCCTTACCAAATGCTGCTAATGGCACAGTTAAACCGACTGTTAACTGGCGACCAGCCCACTGTGTATTTTTACCCCAGTTAATTAATTGAACTCCACCATCCTGAATAACCTTGTTCATGATTTGGAGTTCTTGTCTTGCTATTGCTGCCTTATTCTTTACAGCATTTAAACCCTGAGGAATATGCACATTGTATTGCATTAATCCTTGGGCATTTTTTCCAAGCGGTTGAACTATGGCATTTTGTAATGCTACTTGCTGTTTTGCAAGCTCTCTAATCAAACCACCAGATGTCTTTGTGTGATCCTGAAATGTTCTAAAGTAATCTCTTAGCTTTAGCTTTCCGCCATCAAGATTCTTACCAAACTTTTCTACGTCTGATGTTAGTGTTACAAAGTGTGTAGAGAACTGTCCAGTTCGTCTTAGACTTTCAGCAAAAGATCTATTGATTAAAGCTACTTGGTTTGTAAGCTTAGTATCAGATTGGATAATCTGCTGTTGTAATTTAGATAACGAGGCTGTGACCTTATTGACATCTGCAATAAGACCTGAGAAGTCTGCATTAGCGACTATATTCGTTACTATGTTCTCATCAGCCATCGATATGTATTACTCCTTGGTGTATCCTAATCCAGCTCCTATACCGAATCCTGCGTTCTGTGCAAATGTTCCCTGTAAAGACAAGATGTCATCTTTATCAGCATCTACACCCATCACTCTTCTTTGTATATCTTCAAAACTAGGACCTTCTTGTTCTTCTTCCTCATCAATCTTTATGCCTTTAAGACTTGCTAAAAACTTTCTATCTTCGTTTTCTTTTTTCTTATAAGCTTGTAATGTCTGAATGAGTTCTGGCATTGAAAGATTTTCTTCTAGCTCTTCGTAATTTTTCCAATTACCTAAAAGAAAAACTTCCCCTTCTAAAGCGGCTAAGTCTAGTTCTGACCAGCCAGAACCGCTGCCGCTAGTAGGTTTGGGTCGTCAAGTTTAATTCCACCGCAAACTTCAAGAATTCGATTAATAGTTGGTACGTCTAGTGCATCTTCAAGTTGATCTCTATCTTTGACTAAATCTGGTAGCTGCTTTTCTAGTGCAACTGCACATGCGTCAATTAGTATTGTGAGTGTTTCTTCTTCTGATGTTACTTCTGCAGTTTTCTGAATAGCTACCATAAACTTGCGTAGCTCTTTGATTGTAAGTGGTTTTAACTTAACTGTCGAACCATTTTGTAACGTAATTTCTTCTACGTCATATACTGTATTTGCCAATTTAATCCTCCTTGGATTGTCTTAATTATTATAACATATAGATTCTAATACTACAACAATAAAGCCCCCATTTCTGGGGGCTTTATTTACTTAATAATTAATTAAGCTGGTGTCCAAGTACGGTCAATGATCTTTCCGTATTCTGAACCTGTGTAACCTGCGTCTGGAAGCAAACGGAATGTTACTGGGAATGATGTTGGTGTATTACGTGCAAGTGAGAATTGTGACTGTTGTACAGACAATACACGACGTGCATAGTAGATACGCTCTGAAGTAGCTGAAGTTGTTGTGTTCCTTCTGCCATTTCTGTTGCGATCATAACTTCCATCGCAGACTTAAATAGCTTTGCTGTATCAAGCAACTGGTCAACAGTTACTGAATCGTAAGTTGGGTTATAAGTGATCTGAAGACCATTGTTTGTATAACCAACGTTACGGTAAGCATTGTCTGCAACAGACTGTGCTGCATCAAGAGTTGTACGGTATGAAGCAGATGATGAAAATGCTGGTACTCCGTCTTTCTTTCCAGATGTTGCTACTTTAGCAATACCTGGCTCTTGGTTTTCAACATAACCTGTTACAGTTGAATCTGAATTCGAGATGTAAAGCGGTGAAGCTCCCACAAGAATATTTTTGGCTGAGTTAAATGCCATTGTGTCTTACCTCCTGTTTCAAAAATATATATATATATTATTGTTTCAATCGTTTAATCTGTGGCTGGCTAGGCCCTTTCCTCTAGGTACAATTTTAGAGTATAATACGCCCAAAGGCAAACTATAAAAATCTACCATCAATTCCAACATGTCTTGCGTATTTAACCTCAAGAATTATGTCTGCTGATAGGAATCCCGCCACCTCTTCAGATGGCCCAGTCTCTGATATGTCAGCCACGAAGATGCTATAGAATTTAAATTTATTTGATATGCCAGAATACAAATTTGTGTCCCTGGCAGACTCGTCCATTCTACGATATTGGTCTGTTATAAAATTTCTTATTTCAGTAATCTCTGAATAGTCAGTTGCATATATTGTGAATAAAACCTGCTCACAGCAAATGACCCAATTGTCTTCATATGACATTCCTATTTTATCGTAAACAATATGCTTTTTGCCGCTTAAGAACTGATCCATTTCTGCCTGCTGTTGCACAGGGAATATTGGAACTAGCTCTGTACCTAGGTTGTCGCTATAGTAGTCGTTAGGATCAAATATATCGGATGCAACTAATACGCTCCATAGGTGCTTTCTTAAATCTGACATTACATCTAGCTTATAATCTACTGTCATAGTGAACCTCCAAATGCTGCCTTAACAGCTGACTCTGCCTGCATATTTAATGTGTTTGGTGAAAAAGAATACTTTACCTTTTTTACATCAAATGGAACCTTTAAGGCTTTTGTAACATCTGAATTAAAAATTCTTTGAAAGCCAGACTTTTTTATTGATAAACTTACTAGGTTGCCAGTAAAGAATCTTGCATATGATATTTGAAATCTACCAGTTGCTTTGCCACCGCCAGGCCTCTTAACAGTTACAGATTTGCCCTCTGGCATTCTAATTACCTGACCATCAATTTCAAAAACAAGCCTTCTAGAATTTCTAGGCTTGATTGTAACTGGAGAACCATTTTCCATAACAATTGCTTTATTTGTAAAAACATGTCTTGACTTTCCAAATGATGTTGGCACTATTGATTTTGATGGCTTGAATGATGAAGTTATAGTAAATGATAATCCCTCTGTAGAATTAATTTGAAGCTCAAATAATCTAGCATTTGATGAGCCAACCTTCTTCCATTCGTAAACATGGTGTAACGTAGATGGATTTGCTCTTGCTTGTGCATCTATGTATTCGCCAAAATCTTTTTGAAGCTGCTTAAATATTACTGTTCTAAATTTAGATTGAAATCCTGCATCGCCAGTTATCTTTGACAATACACTTGCTTGATAATAAATAGCAGCAGATATTTGAGCAACCGTGCTATCCTTTAATACAGACGTGCCTTTTGTGCCGCCAAGGTGTTTGTGAAGACCACTTGCGGCTTGAACTAAAAGGGCACTGTTATCCAATTGTCTGATTTTCCGATCTCTTAACATTATTGTTATAGCCAAGAACTCCGCCGAATGGATCTGTAATTGGAGTAATCCCTGTAACCTCAAAAACTGTTGGAGTGTCGGAAGGGAAGTTAATTTCAGACCAAACAACATTATTGTAAGAATCTCTAATGTTGGTTATCTTAACTCTGTGGCTTAATTTTTCTGTAGTTCTTATTTGTAATGTTTGTTCATTTGTATACTGATTGGAGAAGGTTTGCTGGTTTCCAGTTCTTGTGCTGGAAGAGTTGCTAATGATGCCCTTTGCATGGCATGGTATTGTCTTATAGTATATCCATTGCTTCTTTATTGCGCCAGTATTTTCGTCTTGCTGATCTATTTGCTTATAAAGATCAAGAGACATTGTAAGAATTGAATTAACAATGTCATACATTATATTACAACCATAGAGGTTATGACATAAGGATACAAGAGCTGGTCTGCATATGCATTTCCAGTTCCCCTGTAGGCATCTGACAAATATTCGAACTGCCAGTCAAATGTCTTAATTGATTTAAGATATTTGTTTGTCCAGATTCTGTCTTTAGAGAAATAATCTCCAATAAGCTGAATTGTAGCTTGCTCAACATTATCTGGAACATCTGCCCAACCAAACTTACCTTGAACACGATACTTTGCATCCTTCATAAATGCTCCGCCATAATAATCATTTATAGATGGTGGAACCATTCCATTTGCTACATATACGGTGTTATCTAAAGTATTGGATCTATCTACCCTAAGTCCAAATCCAGTTTCAGAAACTAGCGGACTAGAGATCCAGTTGTTAACATTGTTGATGTTGTCTACTAGAAGTATGTCATTTTGATATAGCTCATGAAGCGTATCTATTTTAAATGGCAGTGGCAAAATGTCTGATCCAGAACCCATGATTGTTTCTGTTCCATCATATAGGTAAAATCTTTGCCCAGTATAATTCTCAATTACTTTTCTTGCAAACTTTTCAGCCATAACCAATTCGTGGTAGCTCTTGTAATTTGGATCAGATGGGTCTGTTCCTAATCCTAGGTCCTGTATTACTTCCGCCAGGGATGCATATGGAGTTACAACGTCTACGAATGTTTCATGAGATACTTGGGTTCCCTGAATAGCATATTTCCAGACAAGCTTAAGGTTTTTATTTCTATTTGTAATGGCATAAGGAATATTTATTTCATATGATCCATAATCAACTTCTGATTTTACTGCAACTATATTTTGCTGTATAGGTGTCAGCGGGTTAATAGAAGGTACAACTGCTGGATCCTGTGTTGTATCATAAATATCAACAAGGACACTGCTATCTGCATCAACTATGGCTCCACCCCAAAATATTTTTGTTGAAGCTGGGGCGTTACTATTCTTATATACTTCTGCCATTTATATAGTTAACGTTTAGCTATAAAAGTCTTGAACTTCCTTTGGTGTCGCTAAACGGAAACCTTCCTCCACATCAAAGATTTTTTGAGCATCATCTTCAGACATTGCAACAAATGGGTGATCTTTTGTAAATGTGAATCCCAAAATATCGTATCTAAAGTTCTCTCTTGTCATCTTAACCAAAATCTGATCTTTAGAAATATCTTTCTTTGGATCGAACTTTGGAAGAATTTCTACTGCTGAATCTTCCTCTTCTGATGCGTCTTCTAGGTCCTTAATTGTTTTTTGATATACCGACCATGTTACGCCTTCTTCAGATAATGCAGCAATAATGTCTGCTTTATTTTTTAGACCTTCAGTCTCTACTGCAAAATCTTCTGCGATCTGCTTTAGTTCTGCAACTTTCAATGTCTCGAATGACATATATTCTCCTTTTTCTAGGTATGTTTATTATAGCATTGATAAATTAAAATGAAAAGCCCCCAAAATAAATTGGGGGCTTTTCTTGCAAATCTACTTCAAATTTAAATTATGAAGCGACCTTAACGTTCTTAACAACGACCCAAGCGTCAGCCTGCTCGATTTGTACACCAACACGAGTGTAAAGTGTATACTCGACGCTGTCCTTGCGTGGCCAGAAGAAGCGGTAAACTGTTACGTCACGCTTGATACCAATAACTACGTTATTTGGGAATGTCAAGTGGACGTCACCGTGTGAACCAGATGCTCCTGAGTATGAACCAGTCTGTGTCTCTGGAAGAAGTGGAACTTCAACAATTGGAATACCGAAAGCATATGGTGCTACGTATCCTGCTGGACCTCCAAGAACTGGAACATCACCACGGATAATGCCAGAAGCAATATCTTGTGGGTTAACGTTCTGAATGTTTTGTGAAGTTGCATATAAGTAATCCTGGATCAAGTTTGAACCTGATAGGAAGCGAAGATCTGTGCGGCGCTGCTTGTACTTACGTGGAAGTGCCTTTAGCGCTGAGTTGAATACTGCACGGGAGATATTAGCTCCAGCTGCATCAACTACGTGTGCACTTGTCTTTGCCTTCTTTACAACACCATTAAATGACTTGTAAAGTGCATCGCTTGAAAGGGCTGTATCACCATTAAGGATAACATCTTCGATGTCATTTCCTGCCTGTGTTGCCATCAAACGTGCAATATGATCTTCAAGATCAGCACCTTCAATATTGTCTTCTAGAGACTCTGTTGAAAGCTCCCAATCCATGCGAAGTTTCTTTGTTGTTAAAGAAATCTTTGAGAAAGTTACTGCTGAGTTAGCAGCATCATTATCTCCTTCAGTTGCAAGCTTCATAAGCTTTTCACCAACGGACATACGATCAATCTCGGTTGTGTCTGCCTTCATTCTAACTGTACGTGCTACTTTACCGATAACGGTTGCATCGAACATATAGTCAAGGAAGCGAGCAGACTGTTCTGGGTTAAGAAGACCGCCGTTGCCAGACTCGCTAGCTACGTGTACTCCTGAACCACCAGTTGTAGAAGCGAATGTGCCTGTGGCTGTTGTGCCAGATGCAATTGCTTTTTCTAATGTTTCATTGCTCATTTATTTATTTCACCTACCTTATTTTAGTTGAATATATCATTCACGGAACCGAGGAAAGAACCGTTCCATTTGGATTTTTTGATTGTTACTTCCTGAGACCCGCCAAGGTCTGAGGACTTCTTAATTGCAGTATCTGATTCTACTGCGTCAACACGCTTTTCAACACTATCAATCGTGTTTTTGATATCTCTTACAGCACTTGAAAGAACTGTGTGTTGTTCTGCCAACTCTGAAATTCTAGCATCTACGCTCTTGCTAAAAGCTTCAACAGTCTCTTGGATTGTTGTTACCTGTGCAGCATTTGCTTCAGATGCCTTGTTTAGAGTTTCTGAGAAAAAGCCTTTTAGATCGCCTAACATCTTTGCAAAATCAGGTTCATCAACCTCAACTTCTGATACGTCGGCTGCTTTCTCCAGAGTTTCGGCAGGAGCGTCTGCTGCTGCATCTTCTGCAGGAGCCTCAGCTGGTGCTTCTTCAGCAGCAACTGGTGTTTCTTCAACGGCTGCTTCTGGTGCTACTGCATCTTCTGCAACTACGTTTTCTGTATTTTCTGACACTTCATTACCTCCTTCTGCGTTTGCCTGTTTTGCAATTGTTTGTGTATCAGGCAACGTAAATCTTGATTGCTTGTACGCATCAAGAATCTTATTTATTTCTTTTGCTTTATTAGAATCATCTTTTTCAATCCAACCGATTAGTTCTGCTGGATTTCCAGATACTGGAGACGTGTATGTTTTTTCTGATGAAAGAAAAATAGAATCGCTTTCTTCACAATAAAAAATATTTTCTACTGCTGTCTCTGCTGCGATTCCTTTAAAAATTAATTTTCCATTCATCTTCTGAATAGAAAGAATATTACAAAGTTCATTTGCTGGAGAATCTACTACAGATAACTCCATTAAAACATAATCCTTAATAAATCTTACTGGTTGTCCTGTTGACTTATTGACTTCGTTATCTGATTCAATAATCTTTCCGCCAATTGAAAATCCAGATAGTGTGCCATCTAAACATTTTTCCCATGTGTCTTGTGAACCTTTTGAGATGTAAGCAGTTACATAAACTCCGCTGTAGAACTCTCCATTTTTTGGATCATAATATGTTTCTGGCTTAAATGAAACCATTTTGCCAACTGCGTTTGACCCATGCATTTCACGGATGTTGCCTCTGAAGTTTTCAAAAGCTTTTACGCTTGCTTCAGCAGTTACAACATCACCTGTTTGATCGATATTATCAAGCGTAGCAAATCCAGAAACAGTTCTGTTCTCACGGTTTACTTTTGTAAACGGAACAGATAGCGATATGTTATCGCCATGACTGGACCACATAGATTTTTCAATATTCATATGCTTTATTTTATACTTGTATATATCATAACGCAAATAATGGTTGAGTAAGGTTAGTCAACCTGTCTTCCGTCACCCTTTGCATTTCTGCCTTCCCCTGAAACATCTGGGGAAGTTGCGGAACGGTCTTGATCTCTTTTACGGCTATCCAATGCCTGAGCTTTAATTTCGGCGGCTTGTGCTTGAAGGTCTACGACTTCATCTCCGCCGTCTAGAGGGATCATACCCTTTCTAATTCTAACTTCATTAGGGGTAATTACCTGCATTCTTAAATAACGCTCATCAATCTTGGACTGAGTATCTTCGTCTGTAAGAGTTAGCTCGTTAAACTTTAAAATTAAAGCATCTGTTTTTTCTTCAAAGATTCTATTTATTTTTTTCTCTAAAATCATCTGTGAAGGTCTGCAAACCTGCTCTTTAAACATTTTATCTGCATCTCTAGCTGCAGCCAAATTTACACCCTCTGGTGTTCCAATTTTATTAATTGGTACACGGTGAGCCAGTAGGATTTCGTCTCTATTTGATTTACGATATTTCTCAAATGAGCCTTCCTGACTTCCAGCTTCAATTGGCTCCATCTTAAATTCAACTTTAGAGTCTGGGCTGTCTGCTGGTAGAGGCACATAAAGAGATCTATGATTTTTGCCCTTTAATCCAACCTGGAAAAACTCAAGTAGCTTGCGCTCTGACTCTGGAGAAAGCTTTGCTCCCTTAACAGTAATAATGTAACGTGGTACCGCTTTGTTTTCAAAATAATCTAGGTTATATCTTCCAGATAATTCGTTACCTGCAAGTGCTACCTGTGCTGCGATGATGTCTGGAATTCCGTAATAATTATTCATTGGGGTATATTTCTTTAAATGAATAATTTCATTTGGTCGATCCTCTTGTCCTGCAATTGGATTTTCTGTTTCTGTATCTCCGAAGTTGCGGAAGAATACAGCCTTGCCGTAAAGCAACTGAATAAACCCATCACGCAGTCTGCGAACACGCATTGTTTTTGCTGGAATGTGGCCAATGTAACCGATGTTTCCAGCGCTTGTTCTACCTATTTCTAGGAATCCGTTACCTGTTGCTTCTAGGTCGGTGTACACCTTGATAAGTGTTTGAGTAAAAGTATCTTCATCATTTGTTTGATCTAGCCACAAATGCAATTCTTGTCTTAATTTATTTAACTTACGACGGGCTCTTTCGAGCTGCTTATCATCTGTAATTGAATCAAAAGCATCATTTGTTTTTTTAGTTTCAATAAAGTCATAACCTAATCCAACAATGTTTGCAACCTTTGCGTTAATTGCTGCATAGTTATAAGTTGAAATTTCATATACCTTAGATAGATATTCAAGGTTGTATGGAGGCTCAATAAGATCAAACATTGCATAGCCAGTAATTGCTTGTGCAAGCAGATTCTGCTGAGTCTTTGTTTCATCAATACCAGTAAATGATTTTGAAAAGTCTCTGTTTACTTTTCTTCTAAATGATGCGCCTAAGCCTTTTACCTTTTTTAATTCTTGTAGTCCTACTGAAAATGGGTCATTACTGACTTCTTGTTTTTTAAAAGAAAACCAATCTGAATTATTAGTAATATCGATTACTGTATCGTTGTCGTCATCTTCTTCAAATCTAATCATTTCATACCACCCATTTTTTTCATTTCATCTTTATAGTTACCGATATCCAGTGGATCTGGAATTAGTCCCCATTCTAATCTTTGCTTTTGATGTTCAAACTCTTCATCATCGATTTTTCTTCTTGCAGAAAGAAATTTAGGCCCGCCCTCATATACACCGTATGAGCGAACCTCTCTAGCCAGAGCATCGATTCTGGATCGATTACCTTTTTTGGACGTGATCGAAAGAAAGTTACCATCATCGTCTCCAATCCATCTGCCATCTGGCATTTCCCAAACATAAACTCCAAGTGTAGATTCTTCTTGGAGGATCTTGGTATTCATTCTGTTAATATCCATAGATACTTATTTTACCACTATAGTAAGTCAAAGTCCAGCTTTTGGTACAACAATGTGACAAATTAGATTGTAGAGAAGACAACCCAATCATTATTAAAATACGTTGGGCCAGATTCTGTCAGTGTAAATGACGAATTGTTAGACTGGATAGATGGCTTTTGAATATATAAAGAATAATGGGTGCTAATTTGTAGGGCTGTAAGCTCAGAAGCATAAATTGATACTAGGTTATATAGGTTTGATGGTCCAGAGTTATTAAATACAATATCCCCTGAGACAGGGTCATTAAACAATATAATGATATGAGCCATATTATTAACATCAATTAGATTAGATATATTTGTTTGAGATGTCTTGTCTACCCCATTAACATATATCTTCTTAATATTGGTTTTAGATATTGTGCCAGCCCCGCTCCAACTTAGGCTAGAAGCGCTGTAATCGCCTGTAGCAGTGGTTGAGATCAAAGTGGTTGCAGATAATGCTGATGCTGTTAAAAAGAATTCTATGGACCTTACAGCCTCATCTACGGCTATTTTAAAGCCACCTGTAGCTGACGTTCTAAGCCCATTTGTATAGTGTCTAGATAATGGAGGATAATTAAATGAACCTAGGGCATATTCATTTGCAGATTCAATAAAAAATCCTGAATTATCAGAATAACAATTTTTATTTGAATAAAAACGTATTCTAAATAATGACAGTTTTGGCAGATATTTTGATGCATCTGTAGTGGACATTGTAATTCTTATATAAATTGGAGCAATAGTTATTGCTGAATCTTTGCTATATGTTGGAAGAGCCGCTCCATTTACACAAGGATCATATGCTGTTCCGTCACTACTGTACTCTACCGTAATACCGTTTTCTCCACGCCACTCTATTTTTGAAGAGGTTACTGGTATACCTGCTGGAACAATAATAACATCATTAATTATAAATTCTTTTGCAACAGCCGTATCTGTTTTATAAAAAGTAATATACTTTTCATCATTATTATAATATACATCTTCTGTAATAAACTTTCTAAATTGATTTACAGAATATTCGTATTGATAAACAGTAGGCATATTCTCATCATTTAATGAAAATAATTTTCCTCCGTCTGGCTTTACTATGTGAATAGGGTTGACATAAGATATTCCATTTTGAAAATGATCTAACGACTGGATGGAAGTTAATCCGTATCTATAAACTGCTGGTGCATCAACCAAAAACGAATCAGATGATGAGGTTGTTGGACCCAAAGCCAGGGACAGCGATGAATTGGTAAAGCTAAAAGCATTTAGAGATTTTGAGGCAACAGAAGCTCCATCTACATATAAGGACATTGATGTTGTGTTATATGTAGCAATTACATGTATTGATTTATTAAAATAATTTAATGTATAATAAACTTCTTCTTCGTTAAGCTTAAATACAATTGATTTGTTTTCATAAAATATTCCAACACCATTTATAGCATCTGCAAAAATAGGTGTTCTAGCAGATGTTGATATGTTTGGAAAAAACCAAACCTCTAGAGAAAAGTCGTTGTCTGAGGTTCCAGATTTTCCAAATCCACCTTTACCTGTTTGTCCATAATAATTTTTAGTTGTTGGCAAATTAACATAAGATGTATTTGTAATTTTTGTAGATAGGCTTCCGCCAGATACCAACGGCAAAATATTTGTTGCTAGTGCTCCTACGTATTCTCCGTTGTTAGAACAGCCAGATTTGTCATAAGCAATTGACCCAGAGGTCTCGTCTAAGTGCCAGAATCCTATCGGGTTATCTTTGATTACTTTTAATTGATATGACATATTTATTATTATATACCATTATTTATCTTTTGAAGAAAAATAGCGGAACCATGTATTTTGTCCCATTGACAGTAGCTTTTGGATCATGCAAGCAACCTACTGATGGAAATACAACTGCGCTTCCTGCCTCTGGCTTTAATAAAATATTGTGGTCTGGAAATTCAATCTCTCCGCCCTCATAGTCATCATTTAAGTATATAACCATTGAAACTGTAGATTTGTCATCTGCTCCGTAGCCAGAATCCATATGAGGACCCATTTCAACACCAACATTATACTTGTTTAATCCAAAATATACTGGCAAATATCCTAGTTCAATGTCATGATCTTTTGCATATTCTTCTGCCATTGTAAGCGCAAGGTAAGTAAGCATACCCATTAATTTTGAGTTATGCCTATCTGCATCTGTATCGTTTGCAAATAGATTTAAATAGCAATGTTTAACCTTCCCAAACACCACATCTTTGTTAGAGTGTGGAGTCCACGTTTCCCATTTAGAGACTTGAGAGCCAAACTTTTGGTATTGATCCATCTCCTCAATTTCTTTTACAATATCATTAGGATTTGGAATAATATTTTTATAGTAATAAATATCTGGATGCAAAATTTCTTTAATCATATTTGCCCTTGTACTGTGGAATCATACCTTTTTTAGTAGATTCTTCCCACTCCTTATATGTTTCTTCTTGAGCTGCTCTTGTTTCCTTTAACTCTTCTTCCCATTCTGCTACTTGCTCTGGGGTATATACTGCATCTGCGTTATCCCAAAAAGATCCAACGGTATATCTCTCTGCCTTTTGAACTGTAGTTACCTCATGCTCATTTCCATAACCGCCCTTAAAGAAGGCCAGTCTTCCTGGCTTTGGTTTGATTGTAATATCATGATGTTTAAAGTTTAAAGCACCACCTTCAAAATCATCATTTAAATACAGAAACCCCGCATACTTACTTTTATAAAAAGCAGATGGCCTTCCATCTTCATGAGTGTTGTCTGAATGGAATCCAGCAAAGGCTCCAACTACCCACTTTTGAGCATGGTAGCTTACCTCTGATAGCTCTCTTCCAAAACACTCTTCGCCAGCCTTTTTAATTTTTTCTTTTAGCTGTGAAAAATAATCTCTTGGAAGTCCAAAAAGCAAAAGATTATCGTCGTGAGGCCAGTATCCCATAGCAAATGATCCGTAAAAAGAAATTTGATTCCAGTCTAAATAACCAGCAGCAACAATTCCATCTAGGTATCCTATGATTGACTTGCATTCTTGTTCTGTTATTAAATTATCAACAACAAAAACATCATCCTTTAAGCTTACAACTTCCATTAGTATTCGTCCTTTTCTGCTTTCTCAATATAGTCCAACCTATCTTCTATTTCTTTTTCTGTTGGCTCTACCTTAACTCCATCTTTAAATACTAAATTACCGCCATATATGTCGGCAGCAATTCTTTTCTTTTCCATCTCGGCCCATCTTACTGCCCCGTATTCAATTTGATTTTCTAACCACTCCTTAGATCCTGGATATGGATAAATCATAAAGTTTCTAATTAAATACTTATTTCCCCTTGTAGCTGTTCTTACGCCATGATAGTATGGTTCTGTTGAAGGAAACACCATAATATCCCCAGCTTCTGGTTTATAGGCTGGCACAAATTCGCCATCGACGTAGAACTCAATCTCTCCACCTTCGTAATCATCATTGATATAAACAGTACAGGTTAAGAAAAATTGTTTTCCTGGCATTTCTTTTTCGCTTTGCTTAAAGTCTGTATGATATTGCATTGTTAGATTATTTTTTAATGCATCAACATTTGTATCATATTTGCAAAAAGAAGAAGATCCTAGCTCACACTTATCTGGCAATTCAACATTATATTTTTCAATATAATCTTTAATTGCTATATTGTAAGCATCATATACTGTTTCAGCTGCCCAATATTCTTTATCAAAAACTTCATTCTCTCCAAGACGATCTTGTATGGCGCCTTTAAATTTTGTTCCCGCATACGTTCCAAAGGCACTCCATCTAGTCCAAGGGTTGAAGTAGTGTTCTCCAGTATTGTTTTCGGTTGATTTAATTACCTCAAAAATTTCTTTGTGATCTGGCAATAAACCCTTGTACACTTCGATTCTTGGATAAAGTGTTTTTGTTGTAAACTGACTCATTATTTATCTCTTCCTAACTTACTAATTGTCCAGAACCAAGGCGAAGTATATCTTACACCTTCTGTAATTACATCAACTCCATGAATGTAATTTAAATCACCTGGGAAAAAATATGCTGCTTTCTTTTTAGGCTTAATTGCAACATCTTGTTTTGGAAAATGAAGTCGTCCGCCTTCATAGTCTTCATTTAAATAAAAGATAGTTCCAAGATCATACCATGGGAAGTTACCTGGTTGTCCTGCATCTGGACCCTCATGCAATTCTTTATCGGCATGTGGCCATTGCATTGAACCAACTGGCCATCTAACTAAACATGGGCCTGTAGGATAAGCTTCAACATCAAAATGATCTTCAATAATTGGCTTCAACCTATTAATAATATCATCTAGCATTTCTACAACTTTTGTATCTGTCTTTTCTAAAGAAGCTTTTGTTGCAACTCTATCTTTCCATACGTTGTGCTGATAAATAACAGTACCATTTTCATTAACAACATCCTGGCCGCCGTCCCAAATTGTATTATTTTTAATAAAGTTTAAAAGATATTCACACTCTTCGTCTGTTAAAAAATTTTCGATTTCAACAATATGATCTTTACTAGAACCAAAATACCCTGAAGGCGTAATTGACGTCCTATGATTTCTTACATCTGATGGATTTTCTTGCATTTATTTTACCTTCCTATTCATATTTTTTTGGAACCCATGTTTGTTTTTTATATACTCCGCCAGGCTTTGTTCTATATATGCTTGCGTGAGCCTCATGTCTTTTCATCATTTCTTCATTTGTAAAAAGATTGAACTCCGATGTCCACTCTTCTCTTTTATAAGGAATTATCTGTGCGTATGGAGTTCCTTTAGGAATAATTCCCTGAAAACCATCTTTAATAAAAAATGGTGTAAGTCCTGGGGCTCCATACCTGTCACTATCAATTATACCCGCAGTTGTTAAAAATGGTAACTCAAAGTGATTTATTGGGTGAACCACTAAGGCGCTGTATCCTTCTGGCAACGTAAACCCCCAATTTGGATACCAATGATAACTGTATCTATAATAACCCTCTGGGTAATGAAATTCTCCCATATGAGTTCTTATCTCGCAAAAGTCTTCAAAGCCCTGCTCTGGTTGAACATATGGGACACCTTCGTATTTAAAAACACTAACGTCACATGGAGTTGTAAACATGTAGCCTGTTGAAAAAATATCATGTAAGGCTGGACACGATTTAAACCCTGGTCCTTTTAAATTATCTGGAGGCATTACGAGTGGCTCGTTATTTTCGTCTGTCCAGTACTTGCTAGCATTTGCAAACCAAAAAGGTGTTGTTTTTCTTGCGGGAAGAGGAGCTGTTTTTTCGCTATTATAAATTCTATTTGAGTTAAATGTAATCTTCACTATAGCATCTTCTCTACGTTTAATTTAATTGATTTAACCTCATGGTTTCCAAGTTTGTTACCCATGTAATCTACGGCTTCTCTATAGTAGTCTGTCCAGGTTCCCTCTGCATTTGCTTTTGCTGCTGCCTCCATTGCACCTTCTAGTGTCAATGGGATTTCTCTTTCAATTGCTGGAGCCATATACCCTGGATACATTTTAGCTGTAGAGTTATTAAGATCAGTAAGAGATATTGGCATAACAGCAATAAGTGGTTGGTTGGCTTTAATTGTGATTGGAACAAATGGCCTTGTAATTTTCCATGCTACTGGTAATGTGCCTTCAAAAAAAGATGTACTTAAAATACTTGTAACTGCGCTTGCTCCATCTGTAAAGCTATTAGGTACTGGAAAAGATAATAAGCTGTGATTAGAATCTGTTCTAATTGTTAAATTAGTTTTAAAATTAATTGTTGCATGTCCTCTTCCAGTTTCACAGTACTTTTCACCTTGAAGAACTTTAACATTATCTGGAGATGTACTTGTTACTCCGTCCCACATAAAAGTTATGTCTTCTGGAAAAGAAATTCCCCAGCCTAGCTGGTTAGTTAATGTTAATGGGAAACATCTATATGCATGCTTATGATCGGTTGCATCCATCCAGTCTCTCTTTGCAGAAAGTGGTTCAATATTTGCAGAGTCGTCTGAAATCTTGTAGACATCTATATTAATCATCTTTTTTCTTTTCTTCTATAACATAAAGCTTTATGCTTTTTGTCTCGTGCTCGCCAATTATATTACCGTACTGATCTGTGGCATTTTTATACCAGCCAGTAAACCTGTCTTTAATTATACTATATTCTTTCATTTTTTTCATATAGTCTTGATTATGCTTTTGATCTGGAATGGTTTTATCGTGAACTGTTATTGAAGAATCGTTTAATACAGATAAAGATATTGGAATTATGGCTGCTACTGGTGTGCCAGCTTTAATAGTAATAACCTTATTTTTAGTTAAAACTTTCCATATTACCTGGAATCCTGCTGTATAAAAAGAAGATGATATTACAGAAGTTAAGCATTGCACACCATCAATGATCTGGTTTGGCACTGGCATTGTTAAAATGCTTAGATCTGAATTTGTTTTAAAAACAAGATCAGTTGGAAAACAAATTACAGATTCTCCACGATCAAAATAGCAATACTCTTCACCACTTAATATCTCTATGCCAGACTCATTGTTGCTATCATTCCAAACAAACGATATGTCTTCTGGAAAAGAAATACCCCAACCCAATTTATTTGCTAAAGACAAAGGAAAGCAGTTATATGAATATTCGTTGTCTTGCATCCAATCTCTTTGCAATTTTAGCGGCGACAATATTGTTTTTGGCCCATCAGTCTTATAGGCATCAAAATTAATCAACTATCTGTCCCTTTGTTCTGCTGGTTTAAACTTCTTCCCTTCAGTTGTATGATTATATTCGTAGCTTGCTTCAATTTCTCTATATAGCGGTGTATGAGGAGCTTCTTGATAATCTAACATTGTAACAATTGCATATTTTGTTCCTGATTTTACTGGCATTGCAGCATGAGAATATATAAAGGATGATGGGAATAAATATAGGTCGCCAGCTTTTGGTTTTACACTAACCCCAAGCTTGTCAAAGAAAAGCTCTCCACCCTCGTAATCATCGTTAATATATCCTACAGAAGAAAGCACACAAACATAAGAATATCCATGATCTGAATGAACATTAAAATGTTGGTCTTTTGCATACTTAATAAAATTAAAAGATTCCCAATAGTTTAGTGGTGGGATTTGAAACATCTGCATGTAGTCTGCTACCGCAGCCATTTGAAGAGACTTTGCTTCTCTCCAGATTTGTCTTAATTCAATTTCATCTTCAGTAAAATCTTTTGGCTCAACAAAGTTTCCATTACCAAGCATTAAAGATCCACCATCGTGCTCTTTAATTTTAAAATCCCAGGCGTCTCTATAATCCTTGTTTAGTGTATCATAGCCAGTCTGTGCTAAATTCCAATGCTTCTTGCCTTGAGTTTTAGAGAGCACGGCTTCTAGCCTTCTATCAAATTCATACTCCTTTGGAAAAACATTTCTATAAACAATGATTCCAGGATAAATTGTTTCAGCATTAGGTAGCATAATATTCTCTTTCTTTTTTGTATTTTATATCTATATATTTATCATATTCTTCTGTATGTGCATCATCATTATAATCAAGCATTGTTACAAAACAATATTTTATTCCCGACTCTACTGGTAAAGCAACGTGAGAGTAAATAAATGAAGATGGAAATATAATTAAATCTCCAAGTTTTGGCTCTACTAATAAATCAAATTTTGGAAAATATAGGCCTCCGCCAGTATAACCATCATTTGGATATCCGACTAATGAAACGGCACATTTATAAGACCATCCATCATCAGCGTGTTCTTCAAAAAATTGGTTTGGATAATACTTAATAATATTAGTCCATTCCCAAAAATCCATTTTAATTGAATACATACTGCAAAAGTCTTCTACTGGATCTTTTTGACAATTATATATATCTTTATATAAATCATGCTCTTTACCTAAAGCAGATAATTTAAAGTCTTGGCAGTCTCTGTAATTTAAATCTGTTTCTTCTAGTGAAACTTGAGCCTTATTCCATTTAGTATTATCTAAAGAGACCTCTTTTTCAATTCTTTCAATTAAATTTAGGTCTTTTTTAAATACGTCTGGATATCTCCAGATTCCTGGATATAATTGCTGTTTATTATATATCATATCAAATATGATAGCATTTTATAATCAGTTAGTCAATGGTGTTTGATTAACATTACATCCGTTATATGCAAGCATAGACTCGGCTACAAGGAGTCCCCAAGGTTCTCTATATATCAAAAATACCTTTGACTCCTTTGGAACTGTTTCAATATTTTCAATAAAAATTAATTCTATTGAATTATTGTTATATGAAACAATTTCGTCTCCAATTTTAAGATCTATTGTTTCTGGCAAAATATATTTTCCATCTCTTTTAACTAAAATTTGTTCGTTCTGAGACAGCTCATATTTTTCATCATTATTAATTCTTACAACATATTCGTGTAATCTTTCAGTTATATTATATACCTTTGATTCATTATATGTTGGATTTCCTAAATCAATAGTTTTCCAAGAAGCAACGTCTTCAATACAGCTTCTAGTAATGTCTCCGACAGTACATGCTGGATCGCCTTCTGGAATATTATCAAACAAAACAGTTACCAATGTATCTTCTGTTGTGATATCTTTTGCTTTCTTGTAACCGTCTTTTGTTAAAACATTTGTATTTTCTGGAATACAAAATGTTGGCGGTGCAAAGAATCTAGGAGGTGAGAAGAATCTCGGAGGAGCAAAAAATCTCGGAGGCGAGAAGAAGCCTGGAGGGGCAAAGAATCTTGGAGGCGAGAAGAAGCCTGGAGGGGCAAAGAATCTCGGAGGAGCAAAAAATGCTGGTGGAAGAAAGAAGTTAGGTGGCACAAAGAAATCTGGTGGTGCAAAGAATCTTGGTGGCGTGAAGAATGATGGTGGTGCAAAGAATAGTGGCGGCACAAAGAAGTTTGGTGGTGCAAAGAATAGTGGCGGCACAAAGAAGTTTGGTGGGGCAAAGAAGTTTGGTGGCGCAAAGAAGTTTGGTGGAGCAAAGAAATTAGGTGGGGCAAAGAAGTTAGGAGGTGCAAAGAATGATGGAGGGGAAAAGAATGTTGTAACCTGTCCAGAAGATGCGCTTAAAGAATTTCCATTAGCATTTACAGCGACAACTGTGTATGTTTGAGAACTTGCCATTGTTTCTCTAATGTTAATTGTTGTTGCAGGTGGATTTCCAACAACTTCGTATGGAGATGATAATCCTCCTGGTTGCACTGTTGTGTCTGAGGATGTAATAATATATTTGCTTAAAGCTTTTCCACCGTTATTTGGAGCGTTCCATGTAACAGTATCTTGTCCACGTTGTCCTGGGGTGGTAGTTTGATCTCCTGCTGTGCTATGGTCTGGGCCAGTAGTTGTGGAAGAAGCAGTAACACCAGTTGGAGCTGCTGGAACCGTTGTAAATGTAGTAGAAAGAGAAGGTAGTGATGGATCAGATGTTCCATTTGCGTTAGTTGCAGTTACTCTTGCTGTACCTACTGCATTTGCTGGTATACCAATAATTGTAATTGGAGAAGATGTACCAACTTCTGTAAATGTTCCTTGTGCACCACAATTAATTACAGCTGTATAGCTAATAATTGGTAGCTGATTTGGAGGATATTCAAAAGAAACAACTCCTGATGCATTATTAAATGGACGGTTTGTTCCAACATCAGTTAATGTTACATTGATAGGTGGAACTGGAAGTTCAAAGTCACCAGATAACTGTGCTCTTCTACCAACTTTTTTTCCCATTTAAAGAACCTTTCTTACGCTGTTAAATCTCCGAATAGAAGCCAAGTGTTGGCATCTCTTTTTAAAATTGTGGCCATTGACCACTGGAATCTTAATTTTTTACCTGGTGTAAAGTTTAATACTACTCCATCACCTGCCTGGATTGTTGTTTGTCCAGCTCCAGATTGGAGAATATCTATAGTCGTACCCACTGGAAAGTTTACAATTGTATCTGCTGGAATTGTAACTGTATTTGCAGCAGTCATTCTCATATCAATAATTGAATCTCTTTCATTTAAGTTGCTTAATGTATAACTATAGTATTTAGTATTGATTGTTGTTAAAGATGGAACGGCTTGTCTTGATTGTACACCGTCTGAAAAGGTGACTGTGCCTCCCGAAAGATCGAGAGACCCAGTCAACCTTATACTTCCAGCTAGGGTAGTATTTCCTGAAAATCCTGCAGATTGCTTTACAGATATTGAATTAACCTGTAGGTCTGCATCGTAATTAAACTTACCCTTATTAAGAGCCATCTGTTTGCTCCCTTACGCCTGAGCCTCTGTCCATGATAGTCGTCCGAACACTGATGCAGTTGATCCACCAATATTTTGAACAACAATTGTTAGGACGTCTGGACCATCTGGGTAAATTGCAGTGTTTGCTGCTGTTGATCCTCCACCGAGAATTGAGTTACCCAAATCACGAACGTTTGATAAATCAATTGAGTTTGCACCAGATCCTACGAAGAAACCAGCTGTGACTTCTCCACCAGAAACTGTTGTTGATCCACCAGAGTAGTCTGCAATTTGTGCAAGTGATGAGTTAGCAACACCAGCAACGTTTCCTACAGCATTTGTCCAAGCTGTGGAGGTTGAAGGAACTCCGTTTAGAATTGCTGTAACAAGAAGGTTTGCACCTGTAGTAGATGTTGTAACATCCAGAGCCTTAAGTGTGAGCTGCATTCTGTTTACAATTTCTCGTGAACCGAATGGTGCTGCAATACCGTTGTCTGCAGAAGGCGCCACTCTAATTGAGAACAGCGCTCTTGATGAACCAGACGATACTGATGTTGATGTTCTCTGTCCGTATGTAAAGACGAGAGATTTATCATCATCAAAGCGACCATCCATAATTACCGATGTACCCCAGTGTGAGATAGATGCTGCAAATGATGGATATGCAAGTTCAACCATAATTGGAGCGGTTGATATATATGTAAAGAGTTGTGCTGATGTTGCACCCATAGGAGCTACAATAACACCAGTTGGATCATTTGTAAGTGCTGCTTTGCTGAATCCAATTGTTAGGTTACTGATAGAAGAAATAAATGTTCCTTCTGGGAATGCATCTGAAATTACTCTTTGTCCAACCTGTAAACCAGTATTGCTTGCTACTGTTCCAGTACTTGAACCTGCTTGAATTGTAACAGATAAGTTATCATTTCCAGCCTTAGCTCTTGTAAGACCAGTAAATGAAGTTGCTGATTTACCTGAGTAATTCATATACTCATATGTAGTAGCATTTCTGACAACAAGTGTTCCAGAGTTAGGGAATCCAGCTGTTGATGCAACTGTTAGTGCTGCGTCTGTTGTTAATACATCTTGTGTAATAATTGTGTAAGGCGGAACAGTTGTAGATTCGTATCTACCAGGCAAGTTACCTGAGCGCATGTAGGCTTCAGTATTAATGTTGTTATTTGGCATCTTGTGTACATAAATAACGTTACCCTTTGGACCTCTTACACCCCAACGAATAAATCCTGCACCGTACCATGTGTAGTCGATGTAGAACATCTGCATTTTTGAAAGATCAATATTGTACTGAGATGGTCCTGTTCCGTCAATCTTATCTAAGTTGAACTCTGACTGAGGAATTCGCTTTTCTTGTGTTTTTGAAACGATACAGTATGTTGCGCTAGCTCCACGATAAGCTGGGCTGATTGTCATAGATGTATCTGTTGCAATGTCTTGAATCTTATAGGACTGACCTCTAATAACAATATAATCTCCTGGAATTAATTGCTTAGAGAAATATGTTGGAAAATCAACGCTTGTTTGAAGAACAGTTGCTGAACCTTCTGCTACAGTTACCTTTCCAGATAGCTGGAATGTTGAGTTTCTACGAACTGCATAAAGCTGGCTTCCATCATATTCCCAGTATAAACCATTTTGATTATCAAACATTCCAAGTTTGTTTTGGCAACCATACCATCCTTCTACAGATGCATAGAATTCTCCAGTTGCAACTGTAGCTGACGGAATAGATAAAGCTGTATATTGGAACTTATCTGCTGTCAAAATATTGTTAATAGTAAACGTACCGTTGTATGCTGTTTGTGTACATCCACCAATTTTAATTACTGTTCCTGGCTGTAGATTATGCTTTTCTTTTGTTTGAACAGTAACAGTTGTTGAGTTGTTAGATGTAATGTTTTCAATTCCAGCGTAAGGCTTTAGAATTGTACCTGATGACATCTGAAGGCCTTTACCTGACTGGTATCTAAAGTAACGACGTGTTTGACGAATACATTGTGCATAGTTTGATCCTGCGTTAGTACCAAATAGCACACCGCCATCATGAGGTCTGTGGAAGAATGTAGACTGTGGTCTTACATATACCTGTACTCCTCCACCTAATGTTCCTGTTGGGGCCGCATCATGGTAGAAAGCAAATTGTGTTGCGCTAATAACTTGAGCAACTTCTTGGTTTCCATTTGGAGGGTTTGTTGTTGCTGTTGCACCTAAAATAACAATTTCATTGCCCAGAGCAAGGCCGTGAGGAATTGTTGTGGTTACAGTAATTTTTCTTCCAGTGTAGGTCAATGTTGCTGATGCTCCAATTCGAGCACCACTAAACAAAACTCCTTCTTGGACAATTGTTTTATTTGCATCTAAGATCTGTGTAATTGTAGTTCTGTTTTTTGCGGCAGCTGTGTATGTAAATGAGTTTGATCCACCACCGTTTTCAATAATAAAGTTACCATTTGCAATCTGCAAAAATGTGTCAATAACTGAAATTGGTGTTCCGTTTGCTGGAGCTGTTCCAGATGACAGAGTTACTGTTACAGTTCTTGAATCTGATGGCAAGCTAATTGATGAGATATTTGAAATAGGAGTTGGCTTTGCATATGAAAATGGTCTGTTGTTATAAAGACCTAAGTTTTCCCACTTAGAAACCTGTGTACCGTATTCAAAGTCGGTATCGATCAATGCCTGTGGAGAAGAAACTCTAAACTTATTTGTTGGGTCTAGCTGAGTTTCTGCTGGAGTAAAGCTTTCATCAAATGTATCAATTGTAAACATCAACTTGTCTGTTGCAGACATTGAGGCTGTATTAAACTCAAGAACCATTGTGGTATTTTCAACCATGTTGGTGTCTGTAGTAGCAGAGTATGATGTTGCACCCATGCTTGGGTCTGAGAAGTTATAAATAACCTGATTTGATGTTACGTTTGTAATTAAAAGCAATCTCTCTCTGAGGATTGTTTTTGGAATCGAAATAGTCCGTGTTGACGGAGTAAATGTATAAGATGTTTCTAGTAGTACTTTTCTTGCCATATTCTTAATCTCCTAATAATATATCCACTGCTCTAAATGGATATCTAGATTTTTTGACGTCTTGTGATTCTGGTCCTGACATGTATCTTCCTTCAAATGATGATCCAGTTGGAATTGGTTCTCCAAACTGAATATAACCATCTTCATCAAAGAAATAACCGTCGGCTGGAATCTGACTTAGCCAATGTTGATCTTGGTTTCCCAGTATTTGAATTATACCATTAATCGTTATTAAAAGCTTATATGGGTTTTGTGGTTGAAATGCATCACCATTAAACGTCAATCTAAACCTCGATTGTGATCCATCAAATGTTGGGGATAAATCATCTAACGGCATAATATCGCTACCTACTGCTTGAGCAAGTTCTGCTGTTAAATAACCTTTATTTATTGCATGTGAGTCCAGAGTTGGCTCTGGAACAACTACGCCTCCTGAAAATACTGGACTAATAATAGAAGGCTCTGTTAAAACTTTATTAGTCAAGTTTTGTGCATCAGTTAATGTAACTACTGGATTTGCTGATGTTAAATTCAAACCAATTCCAGGAATTCTAAATGCAGTTATCTGATTGTTACCAAAAGTAATTTCATTTGAAACATCTGGGCCTGATGAATTTGCTCCAGAACCAATAATTATATTATTTTGACCATTTACTAAGGTGCCTCCTGCAAAGAAACCGACAATAACGTTATCACTAGCTCCTAATGAGTTAGAGGCTGCTTGATAACCAAATATAGAGTTATTTGATCCAACTGATAGGAGTGCTAATGATTCTTCTCCAAATGCGGTGTTATTTATACCAGTAGTTATATTTGATGAAGAAAGATTTCCAATAGCTGTGTTGTTTAATGTAGTATTCATTAAGCCATATACGGTTCCTAAAGCAGATGGGGTTGCTTGAGATGTTACTGGAATAGTATAGGATGATCCTAATGATACTGCCGTTCCGTTAATTGTAATACTTGAGTTAGCCAGCTTATTGTTTGCAATAGATCCTGCAAGCATTGCATTTGTAACTGTATTATTTGGAAGACTTACAGTTCCACTAAATGTAGGATTTGCAAGCGGAGCTTTAGCATCTAACTGAGTTTGAATTGCTGAAGTAACACCATCAATATAACCGATCTCAATTGCTGAGACATTGCCAATTGATGTAGTTGATGGCAAAACAACAGTTCCGCTAAATGTAGGCCCAGATAAAGGTGCCTTTGCTGCAAGATCTGTTGTTAAGTTAGTTACATCTGCTTGAGCTATTGCTGAAGATGAAGATATCACACCAGATGCTGAAGTTTTGACATATCCTTCTGTAGTTAGAGGAAGTGTAACTGTTCCAGTAAATGTTGGGCTTGCAAGCGGAGCCTTTAGTGAAAGGCTATTTGTTACTGTTGTTGCAAAGCTTGCATCATCATTTAATGCATCAGCTAATTCGCTCAAAGTATTTAATGCTGCTGGTGCTGCACCAACCACTAATTCAATTGCATCTTGAACAAATGCTGTTGTTGCAATTTGAGTAGTATCAGTTCCAGCAGTCGCTGTTGGAGCTGTTGGAGTGCCAGTTAGGGCTGGTGATGCTAGCGGAGCCTTTGTATCAATTTGTGTTTGAATTGCTGATGTTACACCATCTACATAATTTAACTCTGTTGTAGATAATGTTGCTCCGTCTAAAATATTAAGTTCTGTTGAAGTTGCGGTTAAAGCAACATCTTCATTTATCTTTGGAGTATTAAATGTCTTATGATTTATTGTCTGTACACCATCAAGTGTAGCTACTGTATGGTTTCCGCCACCAATTGGAATTGTTGTAGAATTTCCACTATGGCTAAACTTTATATTACCAGTATCTAGCTGTAGAGCCGCTGTGTCTAAGTATAGTGTAGCTCCTGATAAATACAGATCCTTAAACTTATTTGTACTTGATCCTAGGTCATAAACACCATTAGAAGACGGAACAATGTTTCCGCCAATAGTTGCACCATTGATAGTTGGGCTTTCTAACGTCTTATTTGATAATGTTTGTGTGCCAGAATTTGTTGTTACAGTAGAATCAATGTCTATTGTAATTGTATTTGCAACATCATCATAAGTTTTGTCTAAACCAGTTCCAGCAACAATTGCAGTATTAACTGCATCCTGCGCTAATTCGGTAATATCTGATGAATTTGCCTTGGTGTCAATCTGTGTTTGAATATTTGATGTAACGCCATTTAGATAACCAATTTCAGTATCTGTAATACCTGTAACTCTTTCTTGGATTAAAGAGGTATCAATTTGTGTAAGTGGAACTTTACCTAAACTATTTAATGTTGCAACTCCGTCTGGCTGTTCAAGGCTAGACAAAGGAACATAAGTGCTAGTACTAGTATTTCCAAGTGTGATTATTGCTGCATCTGTATAATCTAATGCTTCGCCATGCTTTGTTTGAACAAAAGCTGTTGTTGCAATCTGTGTTGTATTGGTTGTACCAGTTGCAGTTGGAGCAGTTGGTGTTCCAGTTAGATCAGGTGAATCAAGAGGTGCTTTTAGATCAATTTGTCCTTGGACTCCAGATGTTACTCCGTTCAAATATCCAATTTCTGTATTAGAAACATCTCCCACTGTAAGAGAAGAAGCTTCTAAACCAGCTACCTTTAAATTATCAAGTGAGCCTTGTGTAAAGTCTACTGTTGTAGATGGCTCTGTTGTTACACCCTTAAAAAGCTTCCATTTATCTTCTGAAACATCTCGAACAATACCTGAGTGTTTTGCTGTTCCATCATTGTAAGCAACTACAACACCAAGGTCAACTGTATTTGCTGGATTTTGATGGGCAAGCTGAACCATATTATCTTCAATTGTGATAGATGTTGCGCTTGCTGCAAAGTTAGTGCCATTTACAGTAAAGTCTCCGCTAACAACAAGATCTCCACCTACAGATAAGTCATTAGTAATTGTTACATCATCTGGAAGACCTATTGTTACCGCAGCATTTTCCGCTCCAGAACCAGAAACTGTAATTTCATTTGTTGTTCCAGAAATTGAGCCTACATAATCTCCAGTTGTGTCTGTACCTAAAGCTACAGAGTTTGGCTCAATTGCAGTGGTAATTGTTACGTTACCAAGATTAGTCATTGTTGCAGAACCAGTTACATCTCCAGAAAGTGTGATTGTTGGATCTGCTACATTAAAATCTAATTTACCATTTGTGTCATCGTATGTAACAGAGATACCAGATTCTGAGTTTGTGCTTACCATTTCACCAACTACGTCTTGGATCATCTCATGGTTGATTGCTACATCTCCACCTGTTACAGTAAAGTCAGTTATATTAAACGATGCCACACCCTTGTTGCCTGCAGTAGCATCTTCTGCTGATACAGTAATTGTATTATTAGTTACTGCAACATCAATTCCTTCTCCACCAGATACCTGAACTGTTTCTGTCAAAAGATTGATAGAAGTATTGCCAGTATCTCCAGATATGCCTAGGGTTGTAGCAACATCTGCTTCTCCAGCTGCTGTAAGTCTACCTTGTTGATCTACGGTAAATGTAGGAATCTTTGTTTGTGACCCGTAAGCTCCTGGATTTACTGCTGTATCATCTAAATTAATTGTTAAAGAATTTGTTGAGTCGTCATAAATTTTAGTTAAAGCAGTTCCCGCTGTTAAAGCAGAATTTACTGCATCTTGTGCGGCTTCTGTAATAACAGAGTCAGTTACGGAAATTGTTATTGTATTAGCTGTGTCATCATAAGACTTTGTAATACCATTTCCAGCAACAAGTGCATCGTTTACAGCATCTTGTGCTCTTTCTGCTGTAAAATAAAGATTTGTTCCTTCTTCTATATCTGTTGTTGTAAGAGCATTGATAGCTACTAGAATTGCTGCATTTCTTGCTGCAATTTCTGCTGTCTCTCTACCGTCTGTATATAGATTTGAAGCAGTTATAGCCTCAGATTTAGCAGTTGCAATATTATTTGTTATTGTAGTTACAAAATTAGCATCATCGCCAATTGCTGCAGCAAGTTCATTAAGTGTATCTAATACTCCAGGGGCTGAGTCAATTAAATTAGAAACTGCTGTGTCAACATATGTTTTATTTGCAATAACAGATGTATCTACTGATAGGGTTAGTGTATTTGCTGCATCGTCATAAACTTTTGTAATGCCGTTTCCAGCTGTAAGGGCTGAATTAACTGCGTCTTGAGATAGTTCTGTAAGTTCTGATGGAAGTACGTTAATATAAGGTCTTGATGACCAGGTTCCTGTTCCGTCACCGATCTTAATTCTTTGTGTGTCTGTCTCAACACCAATTTCTCCTGCACGAAGAATGGGATTGTATGTAGCCCAGTTTGCTGCTGTATCTCTACGTAATTGAATTCTAATTGCCACTTGCATTACCTCCGTCTATATAATCATTTATAAAAGATGAAGAGACATTTCCTGAATTTGCAAAAATTCTAGAATCATCAACATACTCACCATAGTTTACTTCTTCAACTATACCAGTCGTTCCATTGTGTGTGTGCTCAAGGATTTCTTTTGGTCCTGCAACATCATACCAAACTTGTCCATTATACCCTTTAAATGTATTTTCTGATGTATCAAAATATAATTCTCCTAAAGAAGGATTAATTGGTGCTTCCGCTAAAACTGGAACCCCAGCAGATACATTTCCCCACTCTGTGCCAGAATAAACTCTTAACTTGCCAGTAGCGCTATTATAATAAATTGCACCAGGTACTGCTACAGAAGGATCTGTAGTAAGTGCTGGTGGCGCTATCGGTGTTAAAAATTTCTTTGACATTTTTATCCTACAATAACTACTCTATACTGATTTGTTGTTGGAGCTGCTGCAAACTTAATTGTAGCAGTTGTTGTGCTTGTATGCTCTACATCTGTTTCAACTTGAGCATATGGAGATGCATTATCATAGACTTGAACTTGAATGTCTCTTGTCCCTAAATTATGTGTTAATGTGTAAGAAAGAGCTGTTCCGTCTCCAATTGAAGAAATATACTTTCTTGCAACAAGAGTTGTGTCAATTGCTATGTCATTAGCATTTACAATAATTCCAGAACCAGCTGTTGTAGCAACATTAAATGTTACTCCATCTTGAGTCATACCAGCGCCTGCTATGTATGCTCCAGCACCAGAGAATTGTACCCAATCTTGTCCAGCAAATGTCGTTAGGTAGTGATTTGACTGTACCCAAGATGTGTTACCGTAGTTGGTACCCTCCATAACAAATACTGCTGAGCCAATAAGCTCCTGATGTGTATCTGCATCTGTTGGTCTTACAAGACTGATTGTTCCTGATGTTCCGCCAGCAACAATATGGTAAATACCATTTTCTGCATCTGTTGTTTGTCCAGACAATAACAGTCTATATCCAATGTGTGTATCATTTAATGGATGTGAATCAATTGTTAGTGATGCAAGATCTGTCAAATCTGAAATATTTGATGTTGAAAGAAGATGCACTGCTGACTTCCAGTCTAAACCAGAAACTGCGCTATCTACATAATTCTTTGTAGCTGCATCTTGTGGGTTAACTGGCTCAGCAAGATTTATAATCTTATGCGATGTAGCATCTAAATCTGCACCAAGATCTACGTTAGTTCCAAGAACCTTGTTTGTTAAAGTTTGCTGATCATCTTTAGTTACAACTGTTGAATCAATATCAATTGATATCTTTCCAGTTGAATCATTGTATGTTGCATCGATTCCTGTTCCGCCAAGGATTTCATCAGCAACAATATCTTGTACACGCTCAGCATTTAATGTTACTGCGCCTGATGTTACTGTAAAGTCTGTTGAATCAAAGCTTGCAACACCCTTATTACTTGAAGTTGCATCCTCTGCAGACACTGTAACTGTATTGCCAGAAGCACTTACGTCAATTCCTTCTCCGCCAGCAATTGTGAGTGTTTCTGTTAATATATCAATTGATGAGGTGCCAGAATCTGTAGCAATTGCAAGAGTTGTTGCTACATCTACTTCACCAGCAGCTGTTAGTCTGCCCTGTGCATCTACTGTAAATGTTGGTATCTTTGTTGCAGATCCATAATTACCTGCTGCAACTGCAGTATTATCTAAGTTTAATGTTAGTGTTCCAGCATTGTCGTCGTATACTGCTGATAAAGCTGTTCCGCCTAGAACGTATTGACCAATGATATCTTGAATTACTTCAGCAGAACCTGAAGCAGGGATCCACTCAGAACCATTGTAGAAATAAAGTGTGTGGTCTGATGTATTGTGATAAATCTGACCTTCTACTGGTGACAGAGGTGCTGAACCTAAGTTTTGGATGCGGGCATTTTGTAATTCATTTTTGTTTAAATTAATGCCTGTTACGAATAATCTTGCCATTTTCTATACTCCTTAAGACAGGTACGCTGTCCCTGCGAATGGTTGAGCCATAAGCAGCGTTATTTGATTAATACTATTATAATCGATTCCAGTTTCCAATACATCACCAGCACTTGTTTTTACTGTGACATTTGGATGGAATCCGAGGTTATGTTGGAGAACAACTGAGTATGACCCAGAAGTGCCAGTAACCTGACCAATTTCCCACGACATGATTTTTCCTAGATCTGATGTTGTTGCTATATCAATTACTGTAGCTGTAGACCAAGTGGTATCTGACAGCTTTGGTCCGTAGAAATTATTATTCTCAGTATTAAAATAGAAGTCTCCTTCTATTCCTAGATTTGCGGCTGGAGCACCTACTCCATTAAGAATAGTACGTCCTCTAGGACCTTGTGGGCCAGGAGAGGCAATCTTTATCTCATTTTTATTTTCTACTACGGATACTTGATTTACGGTTTGGTTGACAATTACATTTTCAATCATTAAATGGTTACACTCCTACTCAAAGTTATAAATCCTTCTAGTAATTTGGTTTTATTTAAATTAGAATCTGTCAACATTAAATCGTATTCAGACTTTGGAAAGAATAACTTGCTTGTTTGAGTAGGAGTCATTTTTACTGTTAGCTTACCAAGTAAAGGATCTATGGTTATGCCACCAGATGGGGATGTTAGAGAAAAGGCTAGTTGAGTACCACCTTTTTTATCACGTACTTGAAGCTTTGCTGATGCGCCTGTTAAATTAATTGGTGCGCCAGCATTGTCTTTGTATTCAAGTGTAAAACTAAAAGTAGTATTTTGATCTACTTCGAAATTTTTTTGTACTGCCATTTGCTAAAATCTCCTAAATAGGAAAACTCCTATGCTTATTTTAGCACAGGAGCGTTCCTAATCTAGATTAAATTACTTGTCTGACTTAAAGCCGAATTCTTTATTGCTAGGGCTTAGAGCCTTCAAGATTACTGGTGCGACGGCTGCAATTCCGCCCATCAACAAATCCTTTGGATTTGTGTTACCAGTCATGTAAAGAGCAATTGCTGCTGAAAGAAATGCACGAGCATATGTTCCAAGCGCTGCTAAAATCTCTTCTGTCATTGTAACCTTTCCGTCCTTGTTAAGATCTTTTTTCATCTTAATCTCCTTCTTTGGGCCGTGTGCCCTAGAATTTTGGGATTTTGTCCCAATACTAATATTCTACCATTAAGCGGATATATCCACAATCTCACAATTGCCGTCAGATGTGCATGCTAGCGTAGCATTGGTAGATGTTCCATCTTCTGTCTCGTAGAATGACAAGTCTTCCCAACGGATAGACTTTGGCATTTGTGCAAGCAAGGCATCGTATTCTTCTTTTGAAACTTCCTGGTATGGAGCTTGCTTATAAGTGTGATCTGAATGCGGTAGGAATGAAATTCCTGATACCTCGTCAAAATGCTTATAAACCCAAGCACCAACTTCCATCCACTCTTCTTCTTTTACAGAAACTGTAATTGAAGGCTTATGTTCACACCATGCACGTTGATAAACTAGCCATGTATTTAGATGATCTAGTGCTGTTAAATCATTTCTAACAATTGCACCTTCTGGTGCTTTTACTGGAAATGAAAATACGTAAGTATCATTTGGCTTCATTACATCATCTTCAACTGGAATACCAACTTCCTTTAAGAATGTAGAGATTGGATCTCCCTTTGAGCCACGTACTGTACGAATGTAATACGGTGAATGCCATGGATGCATTCCTGAAGATACCCCGACCAATTGAGATACTGTTCCAGAAGGCTTTACACATGTAATTGCTGCAGACTCAGGAATCCCAATTTTCCCAGCCTCTTCTGTATTAATTGTTCTTGCATATTCACGAAGACCAGACAATGTCTGCTCAAGCTTATTAATATCTTGTTTTCCAGAAAAGAACTTATGGCCAAACTGACCTGTAAGCGATACTCCTAGTAAACGCTCTTCTTCAGTATTGTCTTTCCAAATTTTACGAAGATACTTAAAATCTGTTAGTGTTGATTGCCATGTCCCAAGAATCGTTGCAAGGCGTACCTTGTTTGCAACCTCCTCAACTGTATCTTTTTCACGTAATACGACTTCTGAAAGATTACAAAACTGGTAAGGACGTAAAATAATTTCTGAGCACGGGTTAGTTCCGTAGTGAATATCTGGATCTCTTCTTCCATACTTGGCTGCTTGGGCTTGAGCTGCGGCCACATTGTATATACCTCGTTCTCCTGATTTTGAATCATAAAGATTTTTCCATTCTGCTATAAATTGCTCCATCTCTGGTTTGCGAGAGTAAGCAACTGAATTATTTGATAATGCACGTTGTGTATTGTTTTCCCACCAGTTACCTGACTTTGCTGCTGCCATCTCAATATCATTAATATTAGAAAGTGAAATCATTGCTGAACGACGAACACCTCCGACAACAACAACTTCTCCAATCTTACACATAATATCATGTGCCTCAATTGGCTTTAGCTGACGACCTGCTGCATTCTTAAACTTTGCAATTGTAAAATCAAAAAGATTAACAAGTGGTTGTGGTCCAGATGATCGACCACCCATTGTCTTTAATCTTGCACCAGCTGGTCTTACTTTTGAAACATCGATTGCTGGAATATGTCCTGTCCATAGCAAAGCAAGTAGTTCACGATATGCTTTTGCCCAGCCTTGCTTTGAATCTTCTACAACAATTACTGTATCTGATTTTTCAAATGAATCTGGAAGGGCAGGAAGCTTATTAACATACTTGTATTCAACAGAGAACCCTACACCTGTACCGCACATAAGAATATACATTGTCTCATCAAATGAACGAGGTGAGTCTACTGGAACAAATGAGCAGTTATATCCTGCAACATTGTCTCTTTCTAATGCAGCTCCTGCAGTCATGACGGAGCGCATTGATGGCATGACGTTTCTTTGAAATACACCGTCTTTTAATTCCGCAACAAGCTTTTCATCTGGAATATAATTATGATTATGCTTAAGGTGGTTAAGCATAAAAGAAAAATATCTATCTACTGTTTCTCCCCAAGTCTCACGACGATTTTCTTCTGAGATCCATCTTGCATATCTTGATAATGCAATGAAATTTTCATATGGGTTAGCAATAGTTTTTGACATTTATAAGTCTACCTTTTCTCCGCCTTGCGGTTTGATTAATTTAGTGTGAAGATCCTATTCTACCAAACAACGTTTTAAAGGGGAAGAGGCTTTGTAAATTTTTTCTTTAATCTTTTAAAAGCATTATTGGTCAACTGATCCCAGTTATACTCTTCATGAATTTTAGTCGACTGAGCAAAATAATATCCAGCATAAGCTTTATAATTAATTACTGCTTCATACATTAGTTCTTCTAAATGTTCTTTATCTGGTTTAAACATTTTTCCAATGTATGGATCTCCAACAGACTTTGGCAAACCCTCATCCGTAAGTTTAGATTTTAATTTTAAAGGACCAATGTATTTTTCATATGGAGCCCAATCATAAGTTGAGATAACTGGCATTCCAGTTGCTAATCCTTGTAGTGGAATAAACCCAAATCCTTCTCCCCAGGACGGATAGATAAGAACGTGATGACTGTAATACAAATTTAACAATTCAGCTTCAGTATATTCTTCAGTTATCAATGTTATGTTATTGTAAACTTGTTCTGGACTTCCAAATTCATTATTTGGCCCATAGACTCTTGTTGTATTGTAATGATGAGCTTTAATTGTTAAATGATAATTTGGATTATTACCAAAAAGTTTTGCAAATGTTTCTACCGCTACCTGTGCATCTTTTCTTGGTGCGGGCTCTCCAATATGTAAAAACTTTAACGGCTGACCTTCTCTTAATACTCTTTTTTTAGGCTTCCAAAAATCTTCTATGCCGTGCTTATAAACATATATTGGTTTTGTTATTCCATTATCTTTAAATACCTGTGCACACCACTCTGATGTTGTCCATACCTCATCGCAAAGGTTAAATCTTTCAACCCAATCTGGTCGCATAGATGTAGATTCCCATGGAGTGTATCCAATTTGATACTGACCTTTATGAAATTTAAAATGATGTGGTTGTGTAAAGTTTATTTGTATATTAGATTTTGGATTAGCATAAGAAACTTCATATCCTAGATTATTTAAAGATTTAACTATATTTTTACCAGCGTAACCATATCCTACAGCAGGATTAAGCCCTGCTTTGATCGTATAATAAGATATATTCATGTTTTCTTTCTAGTCAACTGACTTGACAGTAACTTAGTTACAATGCTACTATTATAGTTCGTTATCTCTAAAGGAGGAAATGCCAATGGAGAAAATAAAACAACAGGTAAGTGATTTGGTTCATAACCTGGTAACAATAGTAATGATAACATTATTTTTGTTTCCTGTACAGCCTACACATGCCTTAACAGTACAACCTTTAGTGAAAACTGAAGCCCAATTGAAGCAAGAAGTCTTGGATAGTTTTAGTAAAGAGATTTACAAGCCATCTGAGATGCTTACAGACGAAGAGTTAGTAAACTTACTCAAGGCTGTAGGATTCGAAGGGACAAGCCTTAAAAAAGCTTGGTCAATTGCAAAGCGTGAATCTAACGGAAGACCGCTTGCCTATAACGGGAATAGGAAAACTGGTGACAATTCTTACGGATTGTTCCAGATTAATATGATCGGAGATCTTGGTCCTGAAAGACTTGAGAAATTCGACCTAAAGAGTAACAGAGAGTTATTCGACCCAGTAACAAACGCAGAGATAACGTACTATATGACCGATGGCGGCAGTGATTGGTCAGCTTGGAAGGGTTTAACCCCAAGAGCAAAGGAATTTTATTTGAAATTTCCTACAGATATAAAGGGATAGGTAAATGGAGATACAATACGTATCAAAATACATATCCTTATCTGAAGAAGGCCTTGTCGAAAAGCTTTTATGCCCAGTAGACCAGGGCCTTCTTTTTTGTAACCAAGATCTAGATGAAAAAATTTATTTATACTGTCTAGAATGCGATTATAAGAAATACATAGGTACTACGCATTATAATAATATCTACAAGGGGGTTAAAAATGCCATGCGATAAATGTCAATGCGAAGAAATAGAAAATGAATCAAAGCCGATGCCCATAACAGATGCTATGGGAAGAGAAATTTTTTGGGAAGATATAGGGAGACAGAATGACTGAGAATAATGAGCCAGTAGATGAGCCTTTAGAATCAAATTTGGACATGGTTAACTATATTATGCTCCACAGAATTTACGACATGATGACCTTAATTGCTAAGGGATCAGTAGGTAGCGATGAAGTATCAAAAATGATACAATATCATGAAAAGGGATTCCTCCTGGGTCCCAGTCCGTCCTATTCAATAGAAGAAGGGAAAGAAGATGGCAACTAAAGATGCAGTAGTAGAAACAATGGTTGAACAAATTAATATTCAATCAAGACAATCAACTGTACAACAAAAAGGCGATCTAGTAGAACTTGAAAAAATGCTTCTGCAGGCACAACCACATTACAGACAAATGTGTTCTGGAATGGTTGATGCATTAATTGCACGAGGAATGATTTCTGTCGACTAGGTATTGACTTAAAATATCAAATAAAATACAATAAGTTTATAGGTCGAGCATTATGTTCCCTATAAATGCCTTAAATGGCAGCAAAGCCCAATTGGATCCGCCTCCGATTGGGTTTTTTGCTTTTTATGTTGTATAATATTTTTATGATTAGAACTAAACTGGTAACAGCAAATGCAACTCCTGTAGAGCTAAGTTTTGCAGACGAAGTTGAAGCACACTATAAAATAATTATTACAAACACAAGTGCAAATAAACATATTCTAGTCGGTGGCCCAAATGTGTCTTTAACAAATTATGGTCTTAGGGTAGAACATGATCAGCCTCCTGTGGTTATAGAGAATATGCCATTTACTGATAGATTATATGCAATATCAGAAGACCCTTTACAGTCAATATCTGTTGCGGTTATGGTAATCGAATAAAATAGTGCAAAAAGTGCGCCGAAACTAGAGAGACATTTGGTGTATAATAGAAGACATGACCCCAAGGCATATTTCTAAGCAAATGAAAAATCCTTATTTTCAAACAAAATACTATAAGGAAGAAACTGTTGGCGGGCAAATGGAAACTAAAATAGAACTTAAGACCCAGAAGATAATGTCTAAAATTATGTTTTGGAGAAAGAAGAAAGATGCTTAATTTTGATCACAATAGCAATGTAGAAAAACTACATGATGATATTTGGATATACAGAAATTTTCTATCTCAAGAAGAGGTTGAGTCTTTACTAGATACAGCCAACAGTCTAACTGAAGAGGACTGGAATACAATTAAAAATGCTAATGCCTGGTATAACGGGAAAACTAGTCCATACATTCAAAAGCTTTTGCCTATTAACAAAAAGATTGGTGAACTAGTCGCTCCAGATTATGAGCCTACTCCAAATGCATCTTTTACAAGAATGTTGCCTGGCGACTCTATGCATGAGCATGAAGATACTTGCGGAGACATGGAGCCTACATCAAATGACGATATGGGTACATGTGCAATAACAAGATACGGAGTTGTAGTATATATAACTGACGATTTTGATGGCGGAGAGATTTACTACCCTGGACTAAATATGTCTTATAAACCAGTTCCTGGAGATTTATTAATTCATGGTGCTTTAATTAGACACGGTGTAGCAAAAGTTACATCTGGCATAAGATATGCTTATGCTTCATTTTTAGTTGATAAGGGGAGCTTATAATGGTTGATCTAGTTCCAAACGAAGATTCTAATTTAAATGAGGAGCTTCCAGAGTTTCTGGTACAAGTTCACACAAAAATGCATGAAAAGCCTGGATATGAAGATATTGGTCATGGCATACTTGCAAAAAAGAATTTTCTTGATTTAGTAGATCTAAACTTCATTAAATATCAAGCAGAAGATCTTCCTGACGAAAATTGGAATACTCATCCAGTAGGATCTTACTTCCAGGGAAAAATTAGTACAAATTTAAAAATTGAACACTTTATATCAACATTTATTGATGAGATTATGCCAGAGTATTGGACTAATGAGCACAAGAGTGTTAATAGAGTACGTCCTGGTGACGATCTTAAAACCTTTGGCCAAGGCAGCTGGATTAGTGCTGAATACTTAGCTATATTTTATTTTGGAGAATGGGAAGGCGGAGAGCTAGTACTATTAGAAAAAGATGGCAAAGAGATTAACTTTGAATTTAAGCCTGAAGAGAATACACTCTACATTCTACCTATTTTAGAAAATGAACTATATACATCAAGACCCGTAACAAGCGGTATTAAATACTCACATATTGACTGGGTATATAAGCATGGTGATTGGTTCCTTGCTTAAATAGTGCAATTGCAAAAAGTGCGAAAAAAGTGCGGCGGAAGTAGAAGAGACACCTAATCCCATAGAGTATCATTTACATACATCTTAGGCTTATCGCTATAGATAGGATCTTCTGTAAATTCGTACAAGATATCCATTAGTAACTTACAGTTAGAATGGGATTCTAAGTACCAGATGTCACAGTAACCCTTATCAGCATTCAAACATTTGGCTAAACGGCTCTGAAGGACCTTTATGACCCATTCCAGAGAAGTCTTAGCAATCAAAGTATCTGCCATATAGTAGTTACATTCTCTATATCTGGCTTCTTTATATTCTGCTACTAACTGGTTGACTAGAATATCATTGATTGACATAGATATAGATCCCAATGAAATATACAGCTATATAAACCCATATGGACCAGAGTAGAGGACGATAGAACTTACTCTTCTTGTACATCTATATCCTCTTGTAGGTCAAAGTCAAAGACTTTATCCCATCCCGCCTTTTTTAAAAAATTTTGCAATAGCAATCCAGAAGCTACTGTTATTACGAAAAATGCTATCTTCTTCTTCATATATATCCTAGTTGACTGCTTTATTAGACTTTCTCAAATGAGTTCTAATTCTGTGACAATTGCTACATACAATCTCACACTTTGCTAGCTCTTCATCTATCTTCTTCTTAGATAAAGTTTGGACAAGTTCCATGACATTTGCATGTTTCTTGCCTCTTACATGATCAAAGTCCATAACGTAATATGGATATTGAATCTTACAATCAGCACATGGAGTACGATCTTTTAGATCCCGCAAATATTTATGCAGATGTGCTTTTTGTTTTGCAACTGAAATCTTTTCAGTCTTCATGATCTAATTATAGTATATCTAAATTATTAGTCGACTAGAATATCAAATATATCAAAATGTTAATAAAATTTTATTTTTCATTTTGGAACTCTTTATTTAAAAAGTCCTTATTGATAAAAGTTTTTAGCCTATGGCAATTTGCACAGAGAGTCTGCAGATTACTTGGATCATCATTTAAATGGTTTCCATCAATATGATCAATATCCAGCTGCTGCTGAATTACTGCCTCAAATCCACATTTCTCACAAGATGTCTTCTTGGTGTAGTTTCTCTGTTTATTGTCTTTGCAGCTAGAGCAATATCTATGAAAGACTTGCTTGCCCTTATATCTTCCCGCCGATGTTTGTCTATTTCCACAAGCACATAGACCTCTAGTATATCTCGCCATTTATCCCTTATATATATTATATATTTGTTTTTATAATGATAACTTCCAGAATTTGAGCATACAACCCCTATACCCCTTTTAGTATTTTAAAAGAGAACCCCGAAATGGTCAGGTTATAAATCCGCCATTCATCGGTTGAACCATAGTAGGCCATAGCTTTTATCTGAAAGATATTGTAGAATACAACTTCCGTCATCATCGCACTTGGAGTTTAACCCCTTGATATTATCTCCGAAAACTGTCCAAGGTTATCAGTATAACATTTGAGATTTTCGTAAGTCAATAGATCTAAAAAATATTTTTCCCGCACCCCGCTTTTGAAATTTGAGAAAATGTTAATATATTTTTAATTTGTATGATACACACCCTGGGGAATGTCCGATTTGTCCGATAGTGCGCCCATAATTAGGCTATTTGTGGTGTAAATCACAACTTATTTATTTAAAATGTCCGATTTGACCGATTTGCGAGTTGCAATTTGTCAGACCCCCCATGTATAGTTATAGGTATAAGAAGTTAAGAAATACTTAACACTTAAACGAAAGGAGTCAGAACATGACTCAACTTACAGAAACTTTATACAGCACTATCGTGCATGATTTTCACAATGGTGGCGTAAAGTCATCTTATGGCTTAAACGCCTACACTCGCAAGGCTATCTTGCGAGACTTACTAAGTAGCAAGGCTTGCTACTGTATCGAGTGTATCTCTAAGGAGGTTAAGTAATGAACTCTTTATTCGAGAATAGAAACTCTCTAGAAAGTAGAGAGCAACTCTTAGCCCGTCTAGGAGACGCTATCTGCTCAGAGTGTGGGTATCTAGCCATACACTCTAAGTATCCTCTCTGCTCTAAGTATGTGGGCTAACTCACATACTAACTAGGGGCGTGTCGCTTGATAATGTCAGCCCTATCGGCTACAATTCCAACTATAACTACTAACAAAGGATAGAAAATAAAATGACAATAACCTACACACTATGGCAAGGTAGCCAACTACTAGCCGTTAATCAAAAGGCTAGCAAGCCCGAAGAAATCTTAGCGGTAATCGCTGAACTAAATAAACTCGGTAAGGGTTTCACTTATAACATTAGAGAAGTAGAGGTAAAGTAATGATGACTAAATGGGATACTATTCAAGCAGATGTATCAGATGCCTATGTGTATCTAGATGAAGAAGAGATGTATAACAAGGCTCTAGAAGAGGGCTTAGATTTTGGCTCTGATGAATATGACGAAGATGAATTGTCTAAATCTCTTACACTAGATTGGGATAACTAATAATGATTAGCGACGGATTAGAATTACTACTAAGCGAATACGGATTAGAGTTAGATAGTTTCTTAGGGGCTATCTATCTACCATGGCACACTATCATCATCTCCGCCCTACTAATAACCGCTTATAAGATTTATAAAAGAAAGAAGAATAAATAAATGAATAGACTACTAACTAGCCTTGTGCAATTAGCCCTAGTTATTCCCGCCATCTATTGTGTGCGATACATGATCGCAGACATGAAAGAGATGTG